TAAACTAGCTCTTCTACTAATTTATATACACATTATACACTGTATTTGTATTTATGTCAACCTTTATTTTTACCTTGTTAATCGTGGTAAAAAGGTCTTAAAATATGTTTCTTGGATCGTGTTTTAATAATGCCGATTCAAACATCTTTTCTTCTTTTGATTCAAAATGACTTTGATATCTGCTACCGATGGTAGATAAACCTTCACCTGCCAATAACATGTTATATAATAAATATGCTACTTTACCAGAATCTCTAGTTTTACCAACATTACGTCTTAACGTTTCTGCTCTTGGATTCGTTGTGGTGGAATTATTAATAATGTCAATTGCTGCTGCTTTTGCTGCATCAAGCGGCATAGTTGCAATTCTATTAATATCATCTCCAGTGAATGAATTTGTTTGTGGTTTTGCTTCGTTTACTGTTGCTTGTCTTACTTTCTTAGAATTATTTTTTGATACTTTTTTGTTAACTTTGTATTTGTTATATTTTTCTTTTGCTCCTGCTGCCATACCTGCAAAATCTTCGTCAACATCTGCTCCGTGCATTGAGTGAACTGAACCTTCAGAATGTGCAAAATAATCTTCATCGCTTAAATACATATCTGTATCGCGATCGTAATATTTGCCTGCTTGTGGATCGTAGTATACAACCATTCCACTCTTTAGTCTAAATGGTCCTTCTAGGCCTTCTCCTGACATATCGGTGTAACGTTCTGTGTCCATTGGTGGGAGGATTTTGTAGCCTTCGTTTACTGTTGCGTTCTTTAATACGTTACCAAGTATTGTGCTTTCGAATGCTGTAAGCTCTGTTGCTTCGTTTAGTTTAGATGCAATGCTACTTACAAAATTAGCAAGATCATCATTTTCCATAATTGATTCTGATATCATATACAACTGGTGGCTTAATTTGCCTTCTGTTGTTGTGTGCTCAATAATCGTATCATTTATAAACTTATCTGCGTCAAGCATAATTGCCACTTCGCTTGATTCTTCTAACTTACGTAGGAAGGATTGCTTTTCGTTCATCATTGTATTTACGGTAGGAAGGATCTCTAAAAACTTTTCATCAAATCTCTTAACAGTGAACTTATCTCTTAATTCGTCTAAGTTTTCTTCTGCTAGTACTTCTTCTGTTGATTCTTCGATACGTGCTTTAATTGATTCGTATGTTCTTGCTCCAGTTAACTTATGTAAGTCCTTAGATAATGTTAATATGTTTTCTTTAACTATCTCAACAATATCTTGTGTGCCTTCATTGATTAATTTGTTGGTTTTTGCATAACGTACAAATTCACGCAATTTTCTAGTCTTTTGTACTGCCTCAACAATATAATTACCCACTGTATCGTCAATTTTTCCGCCTTCGTTTATGTGACGTGCCATTGATCTAGCACCACGCAAATCGTTTACTGGGAAACGGAATCTTTCTCCGTGACATTCTACAAATATTGCTCGAATATTTCGGCTGCGTGATCCACGTATTTCTTCGTTAACAGGTATTTTGTGTTGAATTACTAAACGTACACTTTCTAGTGTTTGGTAGCTTGTTTTGGATGATCCTTTTAATCTTGTAAAACCTTCCATTATGCTTTCCATTGTTTTTTCTTTTTGGACACTTGGTATAAGTTTATTCTTTTTAATTTCAAAATTTTGCTTGCCGTGAGGTGTAAAAATACGATTTAGAAGGCGAAGTTATAATACGTGTCGGTTCAGCTTTACCTATAGTATCAGGTACGATATCCCTTGCGTATTTTCTTGGTAGTATTTTCCTACCACTGTGGGCTCGTATCATTAACATAGCTTTTAGTATTTCAGCTGCATTATCTAATACAACTTGTTTTGCTTCTTCTCCGGTGGTTGCAGCCACGGTATATGGGTGAACAGTATCTTTTGGATATCCACCGGTAAATGAGTAATTATTTCTAATATAGACATCCCATCCGCTTAATCCTTTAAGTGTGTTTGCAAATTTATCTATTGATTCCATTGTTCTTTCCTTTCGTTTAGTTTCGTAAGAATATTCTTTCGGTGTAATTTCTTTGCCGACTACTTTAAATTCAAAGTTTAATACGTTATTCTGTGATAGTTTGCGTATTTGCTTTCGTAACTTATCGATTACGGCGAGTGGTAAATCTTTACTTTTGTGAAATCTAATAGTTGCATTGTCTTGATCTAGTGCTACCATTATATTTGGATCAGATACAAAGAAATATACTGCCTCTGCTGTATCTACAGTTTCTTTACCATCTTCAGTGAATGATTTGACGTCAAAGCCTTGACCTTTAATCATGCCGTATAATTTGTCTGCTATCTTTGAATAGTTTACCATTTAAATAAATTCCTTTTTTGTATTTATCTAAAATGGAGGATTTAGACTACCATTATAGGCAGTGGTGCTGCATACTCGCCTTCGTCATCCGTTCCGTCTCGATCGACATTCGAATTAATTGCGCTATATGCACGATCGTCGAACAGTGATACTGCGAGCGCCATGCGTATTGCTAATACCGTCGACATAACTAAATCATCTCGTTCGCCTATTTTAGCCTCATAGCTGTTGCCTTTTGCAATAAACATTTTTAATTGATGTATTAAGTTCTTACTTTTTACGTGTAGCTTACCTGTTTCAATCCATGCTTTAAGTCTAGCACAGGCTTCGATTTTGGATTTGTGAGTTGTAATGAATCCTTTACGTCTATGTTTGATACCTAAATCTCTGCGTTGGTCATGCAAGAATGTTCCGGGGAAGGTGTCTTCTCCTGTATCACGTATTACAACAAGAACTGCCTCACCTAAACTATTTGATTCTACAGACCAATATAAATCTGTTGCACCTTTATTATAAATATGATTTGCCATTTGTTTTAAAACACGTACTTGACCTTCGATTGGAGTTTTGTTATGTTGCCATTCGCCCACTTGGATCAACGATGGTAATTCATATACTTGTATTGCTGCATCATCCCCGCCCGTTCCCATACTAGGGTCTAATCCAAGTACATATGTTCTGTTTGGATTAATATCTTTGTACCATCTTACGTGTCCGTCTACTTCGGTGGGTTTACTAGCTTCTAATTGTGCTAGTTTGGCTGGATTAATAAGTGTTTCGTCGAATGATATAAATTTACACTCATGCTCACGATCAAATCTGTCAGGTCCGATTTTACTACGTTCCTGTTGAGCCCAGGCTTCATCTCTGTCTGGATGAGCTTCCCATGTTGCATAATATGGTTTAAACCCGTTACGTCCTACTTCTCTTATTTTGTTCCCGTATTCGTCTACATTCTTTAGCGATTCGAACCAAATATGTGCAAACTGATCTTCGTCTGTATTTGGAGTGGATGTGATCATACACTTACCACCTGTTGACAGTGTAGGAGATATTGCAGTCCAAAATTCTTTGGCTATTCTAGGTTCCACGAATGCAAACTCGTCTAAGTATATTAAGGATAGTGATTTACCACGTCCTGTATTTGACGTAGTTGTTTGGGCTTCGATTGTAGAACCATTATCAAATTTAATGGACTTTTTATTGTATTCTCTGGCCCCAGCTCTAATGTGATCAGGCAATCCTTCATAGGCAAATCTTACTCTGTCCATGATTTCTAATGCACCATCATATTTATGTGCTGCAATTAATATGTGGCTGTCATTGATAAACATCGCATACCACAATAGGTAGCCTGCGGCCACTGTCGTCTTGCCTAGCTGTCGTCCGATCATCGCGATCGAATATTTATAGTTGTGGTAACACTCTACAAGCTCGTGCTGATAAGGAAATGGGTCAAAAGATATTTCACCTTTGGTCGGGTGTTGTATCTGCATGAAATTTTCCATGAAATACATTGGCCCTGTCTTGGGGTGCATACAGTTTTTTAGTTCAGTGAGTTGCTGTGGTGTGTATTTTACCTTTTTAAACGCTTTTTTTACTAGTGAATCATCCATTGAATTCTCGGTACTTGTAAACTAGTGACTCGTGAATTGATTCAGTTTGTTTTTGTGATTCGCCGTCGGAATAACCTTGATTATATGCACTACCTTCGTGTGCATATCTGTCACTTACGTTATCGCATTTTGTTCCTGCTTTACCGTCTTTAACGCCTTGGTTATATGAACTAGGATATTTTTCTTTTTCTGATTGTTCTGCTTCGACTTGGATTGGGTTATCATCTCTGTGGTCTACTGGTTTTTCATTCTTGTCGTTACCGTACGGATCATCACCTGTTGGATTAACTGGTTGATTTATATCTCCGTAACCGTTCTGTAAATCTTCTTCGCTGCCGTCTGCCTCAACGCTCTCTGCTTCGTAACCGTTCTGCATATCTGCATCGTCGCGATACTCTACTCGTGTGCCTGTATTCATCATATCATTTTGATTGTGTATGCCATCTTCTGGATTTGTTTCATAATCATATGTATGTTCTCGACCACGTTGTTGCATATCTTCGCCTTCTGGTCTAGCATATTCTGCACCTATCATTTTAAGGAATTCTTCTTCGGCATTATAATCATCTTCTGCTTCTGCGTCTGCTGCGGCATCTGCATAATATTCTTGTGCATCATCTCTAGCTTCGGGGTCGTCATAGCTATATGCTTGGGCAGGTCCTAAGTCTTCTTCTACTTCTGCTTCTTGTTCTGATTTCTTATTATATTGTGCAACTAAATCCGGACGGTCTTGTACTTCTCCGTGATAGTAATCATCGCCTTTGTTTTTACGTTTAGTATCAGCTGAAGTCTGCTTTAGTTCGTCAATTTCTTGATCGCCTATTTGTAGTGCTACTTCGTCGTCCGACGATAGCTCAGGCTCTTGCACTGGCAGTTCAATTTCTACTGCTCCGCTGTCGTCCATAGGAAGTTCTAGTTCTTGTTCTAAATCTGCTGGCCCTTGATCTGGTGCTGCTACGCCGGCTAGTTTTAGTAGTTCTGCTAATTCGTTTGCTTGGATATCCATTTTATCTTTCCTTTAGTCTGCCAAAAAGAACAGATGCTACATTATCACCGTCTCTTGGAGCTCTTTCAAATTTTGCGTCATCAAATGCTTCTTCGTGGCTTAAGTCGTTATACACTTTAGTAACTTTACGATCTTTTCTTGCTTCAATTGTTGCATCAACTGCTGTGTCTGCTTGTGATTGTCCGTCAAGTCCTTCTGCGCTTTCTTCTTCGCTAGGATCATATTCTGTACCGTGTTTTGCTACGTACTCGCCTTCTGGCTTATTTTCTTCGTTGTATGCTGCACGTGGATCGTTTTCTGTGTAAACTACTACGTGGTGCTGTGGAATTTCTAATTCCTTTGCTATTTGAGTTGATAATAAATCTTGTGTACATGGGTAGTTAGTAACTATATCCGATGTATGAACTTCGCTGTTAGTAACACGTGGAAAATCCAATGGATTCTTTTGTAGTGGTGATTTCTTAAACTTCGAAGCTGATACTAAGTCGTATTTTTCTAAACACTTCTCCATTTTGTCCAACATATCATTATCTACTTCTTGACATGCTAATTTAACAGTGAATTTATATTCTTTTTTGTTGCTTTCGAGCAATTCTAAAAATGTTGTCATTTTAATTGTTTCCTATAGTTGTAACTATTTATCACTTTGTTGTTCTTTTTGGGTGTCCATAAACATCTTGATTAGTTCGTTTCTATCAAAATCTTCGCCTTGTCCTGTTTGTACATCACCTACGTCGTGATCGAGTTTTTGTTTCTTAATCATTAACTCAACTTGCTTTAATTTTCTATTAACTTTTGCATCTCTTGCATCTAATGCTGTTTTTAGCATAGTAGATGCTACTTCAAACACTTTACCTGCGTGGGCATCGGTTACTTGCATACCCAATGCATCTAATCTATCAAACATATCTAGTGCCTTTGCAGCAATATCATCCATTTCGACATCATGCACCTCGATATCTAATATCGCAGGTAGTGCTGCGTTGATCTTCTCCGAATTACTAATGGCAGCAATCATCTCCGTTTTATCTTCTTCGACGTGTTCTATAATATCTTTAGATTCTTCCCAGGCTTCTGTGGGGGTTAATTCTTCCTCGTCTGCAGGCATTATGTCGAATGTTTCTTCCAATTTCTTTGTCATACTTATATTTATCATCTGAAATGGAGATGTGGTACTCTTTTAGGCCATCGTGGTAGTCTTGGTCCTGTTTATACGTTTTGCGTTTGGCTCGCATCTCGTTTTCGTCATATTTGTTCCAGCCTCCTAAGCATCGGTGGCAGGAGCATGAATAGGGTGAGTGGTTGCGATAATATCCTCGGCGGGCGCCGTCTAATTGATTGGCAGGTGCGTTCCAATCGTATCGGGGATAGATCTCAAGACCCATTAATTCCCACAGAAAGGTATCTTTGGGTCGACGTTTATAGTCTTTGAAAGGTCCTGCTCGTTTTATCTGTTTATTTTGGTAGCGTTCAGTCAGGTGCTGACGCTCGTTATAAGATCGTGGCATTACAATGTTCCTTATTAAGTTAGCTATCTTCAGCTAAACATTTTCAACATTGTATTGATCTCCTTTGGTTGGTAGTTTTATTTACCATGTTATTAATAATTTAAGTTAATACCGTGAGTAATTAGGTGTTTCTTAACTGGAGTCATGTTCTCGCCATATGTCCATGCTTCGCCATTCCAAGTCTTACATAATAACTCGGGTGGTTGGTTTGGCTCTAATGCTTTTTCTATTATTTCATCGGTGAAATCATCTGGCAATTTAATTCCAATTATGTGATAATTGCGTGGTGTATTGTATCTGGCTCGTAGACGCATTGCGTGTAAGTTTGGCCAAGAATCGTCTGGTGGTTCTTCACCTGCTAATATTGCAAACATTTTAGCTTCCGATTCATCTTCGAAGGCAGTGATGTCAGAAATAGACTCCAATCCATTATCATCCCACATTAATATTAGTATTCTATCAGACATATTATATCCTGTTCTGTTATTAAATCTTCATTTGTGTAAATTTCTACACGTATCTTAGTACGTTTGCCTTCTGCTAAATCCTCTGTTATCGATCTATTTTTCGATACTGTTCGGAATCTCCAATTGGCCATGTGTGGACCAACTTTCTTCTCGAGAAACTTACCTATCGATAGAAGCTGATCTGTATTACATATACTAATTTCTATATTTTTTAAGACGTTCATTTTAATCACCTGTATAGTTAAATTTAATGGCGTCCCCTCAACTTGTATATTATAGCATAGAACAGTGGTAATGTCAACGTTTCTTTTTACAGTTATCTCCGTGCCATCTAGAATAATTGACTGCACCTTTACCTTTTTTCCCGCAATGTTCGCACGTAAATTCAGTCTGTGTCCATATCGGGTTAATGCCTTTTCGTTGATCCGACATTAATTGTTTTGTTTCTACTGAGTGTGTTCTGCCTTTGCTGGCATTTGATAACTTTTGTCTAGTAGATTCGCTTATATCCCTATCTCGCAATTTCCACGAATCTTTCATCTTTTGTTTTGTTGCTTCTGATTTCTTTTTTCCTTTAGTTGCTTCTGAAATTTTCTTCTTATGTTCGGGCGAAAGTGGTGGTAATTTTCTGCCACTGTTTATTACGGATATCTCTTTTGCCCATGCTTCTCTTAATACAGAATATGTTCGACTGTTAATTTTATTCCTTTTTTGATTTTTACTACTTCTTATAAATGCCCATACTGCAAGAACCATCTTGCTTTTATCTTTTCCCGAAGTCATTCTAGTTAATAGTCTGTGACAGACGAAATGTTGTCGAGCTGATAATTTTACCAGGTTTTTCTTTGTGTTGTCGCCGCCGAGCGATTTAGGTACTATGTGATGTTTTTCAGTATACCCATTGTGAGGATTTTGCGTTGCCGATTCTACGATCGCATAATAGGTCTTGGTGTATTTATTGTCGATAAATATCATTGCTGGTACTCCTTTATAGTATTAGAGTAGCTGGTACGCCAATACGCGAGCTACACTTTTATTTATCTACTTCTTTCTCTTTTTTCCTGGGTTATTGAAGATGTCATATTCCGTTAAAACTCTAAATTTTATGCCTTTACGTGCCGCCCATTCTTGGGCTGCTTTCCACTTCGCCACATTCACCGCAAGTGCCAATTTATGTCTATTTGATTTTGCTTCTTTTAGGTATGTCTCTGCTGCTGGTTTTATCTCTATTAACTCTACTCTTTTCTTTCCGTTTTTATCTTTGTAGACGACAAAAAAATCAGGTACATAAATTGTATGTTTATGTGTTACTGGATTATAATACGGTATTCTTGTATCTGGGTGTTCGCTTGCCCATTGGATTATATTTGGATGTGAATCTGCCATTCTCATAAAAGATAATTCCCAAGAACTTCTATATATTATTCTTTTGTTGGATAGTAATTTCTGTGGATTTTTAGGTTCGAAATAACCTTTTTGTGTGCGTCTCATTATAGTGGTTTCGGATTAATGAGTCTTGATTTATAGCTTTTACTATTGTCCTTTGTAGTTGCTGTTCCGATACGTGATGTTGTAGAACCGCTTAACATGTTTACTGCATATTGCATAGTATCGGACAGTGACACGTTTGCTGTTTTAAATTCTTCGAGCAATTTCATCGGTGACGTATTTTGTAGTTTTGCTGCGTCGATGATTAACAGGACCATGGCTGATGCGTTTCTCTGGCTAGAGCCTTTCGAAACGAAATATGCTTTTATAACGTTGTACGTGATCGAATCAACGCTGGCCGGTACTGTGGCTTCGCCTAACAGTTTTGCTAGTTCTGGTGGGGGAGATTGTTCAGTGCCATCGCCGCCGCCAAAGGTGTTGTTGAATTGGTTGCCATCGTACTGTGATTTGACATCTTTTCCGCGAAAGCTATTTGCTATTGTGCTATTTCGTTGTGTCATTATCCGCCTCCTGATTGTCCAGGGCCGTTACCGGTGCCGCCTTGTGCATTATCGGAACCTGAGTTGAACAGGTTGTTAATGCCTTGACCGATTGCGTTACCGACTGCATTAGTGGCTTGCTGTGTGACACGATTTGTTATGTTACTACCCGTATTACTAATTATATTTTTTGCAGAATCTATTGGATTTGGGCTCAGTGAGAAGTTGCCCGTCTGTAATCCTCGAGTCAGTGATCTTGCGACGTCGTTTCCTATGTTACCCACAATGTTACCTAGCTGGCCTTGTACGTTGCCTACCGTATTATTTAATATATTTTCAGCTGCGTTTGTAATAGGCCCATCTCCAAATTCTGCATTGCCTGATAATATGGAATTTAATACAGACGTTGTGCCGCCTTCGCCGATAGGTTTAATTTTGACATCATTTTTTAGTCCTGTGATATCTCTGGTCGGCAGTGGTCTCTCAGGTGGTGGATTATCTTGGTGTGGCAGATCGACAACATCTGGTAGTGCTTTAATATCTCCGTTTTCTTCTAAATAGTATTTATGATTGCCGTATACTACGTTCTCATATTCTATGGAGAATGTTAACTGCATTGTATCTGCAACACCTGCGTAATCAAAAGTATCATGTTGAAATTTTGTTATTTTTGGATTTATAAGTATTACTTTGCTATATATTCCACCACGACTGTAAAACAGTTCGATGCTTCTGATTAATTGATTTTTTGATTTATGATTAACATAACCAAACATATCGTGTGTCGTTGTATCAGGTAGTAAGCCACCGTTTGCTCCGGATGGGAAATCTGTAAATTCAGTTCCTTCGTTATATGCTATTATAGGATTCTTACTATCGATATTTGTTTTTTTGATTTTTTTGCCGGATGATGTTTCGTTTTCTGGGCGGCCGTCTCTAAAATAATAATTATAATACAATTCCCAAAATGCAAGAGTCTGGCCATGTGGCACATCGTGCATCACAACCGTGATAGGATCGAAATTTATTTTCTTTTGTACTAGTCTTTTCTTATTGTATTGATTTAAGGTATCTGTTTCTATATCCATGTTTGGATATGAAGCATTTTTAACTAAGGATGCAATAATTGCTGGGCTTCCTGTTGCTTCTGGAAGATATTTGTCAACCCATTCTCGTTTAACATCATCTTCCGTATTGAAATTGAATCGTATCCAGCTTTCGAATTTTAATTTGGGTGCTTGGTCTAACCATGCATCGTTTAACCGAAAGATATCACTTGCATGGTGTGAACCACGTAAGTGAATACCTTTGTTATCGTTTGGAATGTGCGGTATAGCCATATTATGGCTCCCTTATTAAGCGAATGTAGATCCACCTGTTGGACTTTCGTCATTCGGGAATGGATCGCCGCCAACTACTGAACCACCGTTGTTATTTGGTCCTGCTATTTGTGTTGCGTTGTCTATTTTAATAGTTAATGTAACTTCCATTGGATCTGAACTAGAATAGTCGTGATCTCCGTATGCTACGCTGCTTAAATAACAACCTTCGCAAATCCATTCTTCTAACGCATCTGCGTCAGTACCGTCTAGTACGTGAAGTTCCATTGTGAATTTGTAGTTTACACCTGCTACTGCTGATGTTTGCTCAAAGAAGTTAAATTGCTTCTGTAACTGAGCACCGACTGCCGATGCAACTGACGAATTAATATCATCACGTAATTTAAGTTCTATATCGCCCCAAGTTGCTTTACCTGCAAGTTTAGCATGTGAATTATATGCATGTAATTCTACGTCTGCGAATGTCGGTGTTGGACGACCTACTGTCATGACGTTCTGTGTCATTTCACGTAAATTGTTGCCGGTACCGAAGTTGTTGAATACTACACGAAAACGGTATGACTGTTTAGGATGTAATATACCTAACTTTTGACCGTCTAGTGGTACTCCAAATTTATCTAATGTTGCCATTGTATACTCCTATGAATACTTTTCATTTATTATATTTATCACTTTTGTCATATTTTATTTTCGTGATGTTTATTTTATACAACTGTATTTATCGTTTGAGACAGATTTTTTTGTCAAGAAAAAAGGCTGGTTGTTGCAGCCTTGAATCTTTTAACAATTGCTAAATAGTTACTAATAATCCTGCGTTATAACCAGATGGCACAGTATACGTAAATGCGTTTTGGCCAAAGTTTGCTGTAAACGCACAACTACCAAATGTATTGTTATCGTGCGAGCCGATTATAGCATGATACGACCCTGCTGTACCGTTGCCTTTACCTGTCGAATTTGTAGTAACACCGTTTTCTACATCTACTTGTGATGTGCCACGTTGCCATGTTCCGTTTAACGCAATATTACAAATTCTTGTATCTGCGTCAAATGCTACACCAATGATAACACCTGGATTTGGTGCTGCGCCAAATGCTACACTCTGTTGAGTAAACCCAGTAACTATACCATTGTCGTTAGTACGCATCGATTGGTTCACACTTAAACCACCGAACTCGCATATTATTTTATCTGTTCCGTTACTACCGTTGAACCAATCAACATTTGCAGTAGGATAAGTCGAAGTCTTAGCTACACCAGCTAATATATCGCCTTTACTGCCGGCGGTACCAATGCTAGTTATTGTTATTTCCCAATAATGCTTTCCTGACGTAATACCACCTTCTGTTGCTACACCACCGAAAGCTGGCGCACCATTACCTGCATTTGCTACTGACAAATCACCATTCGATAGCGACCAATCGGATGCTTTCTTTGTTGATGACCAAACTGCATTTGTAGTGGTTGGTGGAATATTTCCTGTTGTTATTTGGCCAAGTGCTGTTATTTGGCCTTTTATTGTTAATGACATATCTGTCTCCTTTTTATTTAAGGATTACATGTATGTTTTGTGTAGGTATGTAAATTGTTTTGTGTTAGTAATCTACTGTTTCTTTTATTTATCTAGAATCATAAAAAAGGGAGGCCGAAGCCTCCCAATATTATAATTATTATATTATAATTATTATGCTAAATCAGAACCTGTGTTACGAATTCTTATCGGTATATTAATAAACTCAATTGCTTTAACTGGTTGTATTGCTATATCGATCCAAAGTTCGTTACGGTCAATTCTTGCGCCGGTGTTGTTGCTTGTATCACATACTACTAAGAAGTCATAAAGACCACGTAAAGTAATAAGTTCTGACAAGAAACGATCAAATGCGTCTTTTACGTTAGAACGTGTAAGTGCATCGTTTGGCTCAAACAAGTACGGACGAGCTAATTGTTCTGCTTGATAACGTATGTAGTTAATTAAACGTGCTACGTTAATTCTATCTAGTGCCGAACTAACTGGGCTACGTGTCTTTTGACCAAATACAACTAAACCTGAACCAGGAATAAATGCAATTGGGTTAACGTTGTTTACATACAATGTATTACGTTGGCCTTCGTTAAGTTGTACTGATACATATTCGCTTTCGCTATCTAAGTAACCTACCGATTCTGCGTTTTGTACTCGACCACGTTGTAAACCTGCTGGTGCAAACCATTGGTATGCTACTTGGTCGTTGTATGCCATAGTACGTAACATAATGTGACTTGCTGGTTGTACAACTGCTTCGCCGTCTATGTTAGTAGTTAAACATGCTGAGTAGTAAACACCTACGTATGGATCTGCTGCAATCAAACCGTCTTCGCCGTTTGTTGCTGCGTTGTTTGAATTTTGTGCCCATGCTTGCATGTCTGTAGCAGATGATGATAAACGCATTGGTGCATCAGCAATAATGAATCCTTTCTCTTTTCTGTCTACGTTAAGTGCAATCATTTCGTCTACTGCTTCGATGTAACCTGGAGCAGCCATTAAGTTAAATACAATTGCTTCTGCGCGGATTTCATCGTTGTCAACAATTGAAGAAGCAATTGCTTCGATAACCATTTGACGTTGTGCATGACGTCCTGCTAACAGTGAACCGTCTAATGCGTTACCGCTAACTGATACCCAACGATCACCAATTAATGTACCTTCGAATGTGTAACCCGGAGTCCATTCTTTAACGTTCATTGTGCTGTAACGTGAGTTCCATAGTAACATACCTTCTGGGTATAGTAGTGGATCAGGTGCGTCTGCATCTAATAAATCACCTGGTGCTACTCTAGCATCAGCAAATACGATACCGTTTGGAGTAGTTTGATCAGTGTTATCAGTAACAATCCAAGCAGATCCATTATATCTGTAAATCACAGGATATGCATCTAGTTGGTCTGTGTCAACCCAAATATCACCAGCTACTGGTAAACTTGGCTCACTTGGTTGAATTGATAATGTAGTTGAAATTTCTGCCCATGCTCCTGCACCGTCGTTGACTAACAAGTCAATTGCAATGTCGTTGTTGAACCATAGTGTTCCTGCTGCTGCCGCAGTGGTTGGAGCCGTTGCTCCTGTCTCGTACGAAAGGCCTTCCCACAATTCAGTAACGATGTTATAGCGTTTAACAAAGAATTGATCTTCGAATGTAGCAACATTGTACTGGATGTATAAATCGCCATCTGCTGGTGTGCCGTAGTATGAAGTAGCTTCTGCATCAGTTTCAAATCCTGGTGCTTCCTGTGCTACAAATGCTCCGAGTGATGAATCCCAAACTTTAAGACCGAGGCTTAATTCTGACATGTTAATCCATGTATCGTATGGTTGTGTTAAACCATCGTCTAGTGGTGCTGAACTTAATTGTGCTGTAGGATATATTTTTTTAACTTGGTAGTCGTATTGACTAGGTACTGCGGACGAAGCATTAACACGTATCCAAGAACCAGAATACATAAATAATGCATTTTCACCTGCTCCTGTAACACCTGGGCATATTGCGTAGTCGCCTTGTGCACCAGCTATAGTTGGTAGGAATCCACCGTCTAATTGTGCTGCTGTAATTACTGTAGGAATCTGTGCTTTCCATGAAGGACCGCTTCCTGAATCTTCCCAACCGTAAATAGCAAAATCTGCTACTGCTTCATCTAACCAATATGTTCCGTTTACTGGATCGCCTACTGGTGAATCATTCAGTGGTTGTAGTTGACCTAGGTCTAAATCGCCACGTACAACATATGCACGGTTTGCGTTACCTAAGTATGAGTATGCTGCTAACAAACCGTATTCGTTAAGTTCGTTACCATGTTGACTTGAACCGCCAACGTTGTTAAAGTTTGGAGTACCAAACGTTTGTAGCAATTCACGTTGGCTAGTCATTAAGTATAACTTACCTGCGTTTGCTTTTGTAGTTCCGTCTGCTGTTGCATCGCCTGCGGAATTTAATTTGTCTTGCTCTGTAGCAATGAATATTAGTGGCACTGTACCTGGACCTGCTCCTACATAGAAGCTCTCGTCTGTTACGGTTACATTAACGCCTGGACTGACTAGCATAGTTAATTTTCTCCTTTTGATGTTTGTTTACCTAACACTTAATTTTGTTTTTGAACTTTTTTAGTGGTAGATGATAAATAAAAGCCTTTTTCCTTCGTATTATTTATCTTTGATAAATAAATATACCATGGATATAAACACTAAACCCATAATAATAAACGTCACTACGCCTACAAAAGGTTTCGCGGGGAAACATCACAGTGATGCATCAAAGGCTAAAATTAGCAGATCTAAAAAAGGTGTAAGTAATTTAAAGAATAGAAAATGCGACAAAAGCCGCATTTTAGAGGATCGTAAAACTATGAATGTTACCGAGCTTGCTGCAAAATATAACGTATCACGTAAAACTATTTATCGATATTTAAACTAACGTCAAATTTGGCTTAGTTGTAATACCATTCCACACTGCACTAACATCACTGTATAGTTCTTCGAACGATCTGTTATTGTCGACTGTGTAATCTGCTTTGGTACCTGCCCAGGCCCATTCTGATTCATGTACATGCGAATATTTTCCTTGCATGACAGCAATGGCGTCGGCATTGCCTTTGTTTGCTTCGATTGCTATCTCTTGCCAGGCTGGGTTGACTCCACGTTTAACATGGATGAGGATACCGCCGGATTCTTTGATTAATTTTACTTCATTTGGGAATCTTACATCGGAAATAACTGTATCGTGCTTTGCTGTCAATAATCTGTGTTCTAAGCTAGATAGCCAAATCCCATCGTAGAATTGTTTGCGTAGGACATTTGTGCCGAGATACTGTAATGCATATCGTGGAGACCATGGCATTCCTAATTTTTCACTCCAGTATGGATCTATTATTTCTCGTTCTTCTCTCGATTCTGGTGTGCTACCTTCCAGCATTTCGCGGTCCCAGTTAAACATCACTGCGGTTGCATCTTTGAGTGATGCTGCGAAACTGTCTTTCTTGTAATTATAATTTTCAACTAAATAATCTGCTATGGTGTCTTTACCACTTCCGGCAATTCCTAGAATTCCTATTATCATATCACGACTTCTCCTTGTCTAATTTAATAAACTATTATAACATAGTTACGGGGAGTTGTCAATGGTTATTTGTGTAATATGATTTTATAGGTTTGTTCCGAACAGGTCGTTATATTCGCTTTTGGCATAATCGGATTGTGCTATAATTTCTTCACCTTCTGGAAAACGTCCGTGTAGTATATCTCTAGCATAGTTTAATGATGTTTGTGAATTGTATGCAATTGCTGATTCTGCTTCTGGCCATTTTTTTCCCAAAACATAAGCATACGCCAATGCCACACCAGCATCTGCGGCTTCACCTTTGCTAAGTATGGCTGCTGCGGCTTCTGGCCACGGATCTTCGACTACTATCAAAAGGTATGATTCTAATAACCTATCATCGGGATAATCTTCGTAGTGGGCTAATACTTCTTTATCAGCCTCGGGTGTTCGTTTTGCTAGTACAAGTGCCATATTTACATGGTCAATGCTCGACCTTGGACTTATTGTAGTTGTTATTGCAGGATATTTACGTATTAATTTATCTATGTCTACATCGTCGTCGTTTTCATCCATGAATTGCGGATCTTCATGATCCCATTGGTATTGATACTTTCGATTTGATGAACGATCAACAATAACATAAAGTGGACTATAATCAATATAAGTGTTAAACATATTATTTTTATCAGAGGCTGTACACCATTTAGTATTCTTTCCATAAAATTTCGCTGCGGCTTCTGTGTAAAGATCTATTATTAAATATTTCGCAGATTTAAATAATACTTTTGCACCGTCTGCTTTTATTTCTTGTTTCTTCTGGCGGTTACTTTTTACTTCTTCTTGATCTTCTACTGCTTGCTCTAGTTCTGATAATTTTTTATATTGTCCGATATCTTTCTTTTCTAGACCACGTTTCTTTTCTGTAAATTGTATTAGTGCTGTTTCTACCCGTTCGAGATCTTCTAATTTAAAATCTCCATTAGCATACAATTTAACTATCCATTGTAAATGTTTTTGTCCTTGTGGATCAACATTTGCTAAATAACCTATTATTTCTTCTGCTGTTACTTCTTCGCTGTTTGGAAGAAATCGCTGGGCGTATGTGTCGTTATTATATGCGGCCATGACTTTATGACCCATTGTTTTAACAAGGTGTGATATCTTATTTTCTATAAGAAATAATTCAAATAATTTCATTAGTATATAAACTCCGATAGTAATTTGTATTTTATATTAAGGGCGTTGCACATTAGCATCACTTCTTTCAGGCACTCATCTTTGCCTCCGCCACATAGGTAGAATGGGCTCATTCTCTTTAGGGTATCAAAGCCGTTAAAGATCCATAATGGAGATGCCGAATTGTATCCACTCTATATTATCTTCTCCAAAGGCCTCTAGCTGTTTGTCGTAATCTTCGTCGAATAACATACGACTGTCGTTTACGTCTTGTCGAAACATCTCACGTATTACAGCGATAATATCGTGGTCACTAGCACCGGTATCCATTGCTTCGCGGAGATTACCGTATCCTTTATCGAACCACGACAGGTTGTTTAGGGTATCTTCTTCCATACCCAAAACGCCACCAAAATTCTTTTATTTCTTGTAGGGTATCGTCGCTTGCGCCTGTATCTTCTGCATTTACATACATTAGTGTTTCACCGGTTCTTTTCTCAATTAGTTCTTGCTAATTTTTGGCCAAAGTTAATGTTATATGAATAGGCAGGTTGCACGTCAACTACAACTAGTGGCTTATTTATAATTGATTCGTTTAGTATTTCTGCTGCTCTCATAGTCCTGCCTTTTTCCTTAGTGATTGTACATTCTCAAATATATCAAATTCATCTCTGTACCAATCCCACGTTCCCATATTATTTTGTTTTGCTTGCTTTTTAACAAGTTTTTCTTGCTCTGGTTTTAATCTATCTTTTTTAATTTTAGTTGCATAGCTAACAAGTGCTGCGGAATTATCTATGTTTTTTTCGAAGGCTGGCCACTCGCCTTGGATGAATTTTTTGCCGTATTTTAATATTAATTCTGCAGGGGGATTTTTTTGGGAGAATAATACTTTTTCTAAGGCAGGCCAGCGTGTCTTCATTATGTGAATTGCGTAAGAAACTGCCATGGGTGGGTATTTTAATATTTTAGATTCCATAGCAGGCCATCTTCCTTCGAGTATCTCTTGGCTGTATTTTAGCACTAACCGAATGCGGTATTCATCGCGGCTAACAGGTCCACTAAATCCTTTATCCATTTCTTTTTCTGCTTTGCCTGATTCCATATATTCTTCAAATTCTGGCCAACGTTTTCCCAGTGGCTTAATAACCTCATTCATGTACTCGACAACTCTCGCTGATTTTTTAAACACCCGTCTTTCAAGTTTTGGGAATCTACTTTTTAATATTTCGTTGGCATATTTAATCGCTAGGTGTGGCGTATCTTCTACCATTGCTGTTTCGCCTTGGCTGAATCTTCCGTGAATTATATCTTTTGCGTATTTATACGATGCTTCGCCATTACTAGATATAAATCTTTCTGCTTCTTCCCATCTTCCTTTAATGACTAAGTTTGCATATTTTAATGCCGTCGATACTGCATTCGGCTGTGATTCCATTTTAGTTATTATTTCTTGTTCTAGCTGTGGCCAGCGTCTTTTTAGTATATCTCTTGCGTATGCAATTGCGCTTTCTTGGTCTTCCATCGGCATATGTTTTTCTGCTTCGGGGAATCGTTCTCCATTTAAATGTGTCGATGCATATTCCAACGCTATAAATCCGTGTCGGGCTATGGCATGTTCTGCCTCAGGCCAGCGTTCACCTTCATCTATAAAATCAGTCATGTATTGACTCAAATTGTTTGGGCCATCATAATCATCTTCCATACCTGCTTTAATAATGGCAGGTTCGCCTGCGGGGAATCTTTCGTGCGTTACATATAATGCGTAACTTGCTGAATCGTTTCCCGACTTTGCTATCAGTGGTTCTACTTTTGGTAGTGGTTTTCCTGCCGAATATGCTAGATCATATGCTGCTCTTGATGTCTTTGGCATTGTTTTATATAATGCAGGGTATTGTTCCACCATATAATATGCATCGATTGCTTCGTCCCGTTCGTTCATAAATTGGTTGCTTTCCCAATGTACTTGGAACTTTCTATTAATCTTGTGATCTAGTATTACATAGATTGGGCCATCTTGATTGTAATAATCAAACATGTTATTTTGATCACCGGTTGTACACCATCTTGTATTCTTACCGTAGTAACATGCTGCTGCTTCTGTTTTTAATTTTATAATCGTGTAATCGTTTGATTCGAATATTATATCTGCACCTTCGGCTTTTATATCTTGCTTTTCTTGTCGTTTACTTTTTACTTCTTCAGCATCCTCGACTGCATCTTCTAAATCTGCTAATGTTTTGTATTGTCCGATGTCTTTCTTTTCTAATCCACGTTTCTTTGCTACGAATTGAGACAGTGCGTTTTGCACTCTATTAAGATCTTCCATTCTAAATATGTTGTTAGCATATAATTTAGCAATCCACTGTAGGTGCTTTTGGCCTTGGGGATCTGCTCCTGCTAATATACTGAGGATTTTTTCGGGGGTCATTTCTTCGCCATCTGTCACAAACATTGTGTCTCTCTCAAAGGCAGAGAGAAGTTTTGGACCCATCGTCTTTGCTAGGTGCTCCAGCTTGTCTTCTAGTAATATTTCAATTGCTTTCATCTAAATGTTTCCGTATAATAAAAACGAACTGGCATTGTTTTTAGTCCTAGTTTCTTTGCAATATTTAATCTGTGATTGCCTTCGCCTAAGATTGCTGTTATTGTACCATTCTTTTTACGATTTAATGTTACTACGCCTGGATCACGTATGCCGTTCTTTTTAATATCTGCGGTCATTGCTGCTACTTCATCGGCAGTATTTTTACCCGTAAATCCGTTTATTAATTCTCTATCATATTCTTTAATTGTATCTAGCTCAGAAACAGGAACATTAATAGTTACGTTATCTGCTAGTGCTTTATTTTCTTTTGCAAACATATTCACCACATCTTGTAAATGCATTGTGTCTTTTTCTGCATAGCGAACATATTCTTTAAATCCTTTTGCAGGTTCACCTTTATATACTGCACGTGGCACGTGACGTTTTCGTGGTGTTGTTTTTATAGTTGATATTGGTGTGTCGACTTTTACTTGATCTGGATAGTCGCCAACTATATCATCTAATATTCCTTCTGCAAGGATCTCTCTTATTTTCATTAGCCTATTACGAAACTATAACCGTTGTCTGCTGTTACTAGGTTATCTAACTCAAGTAATAGACGTTCTATTTCTGCTTGGGCATCTGTTTTTAATTCTGTACCGTTAAGAATAACGTTGCCGTTTGGTCCAGGTAAACCACCTGTAAATTTACTACGTGCTTCACCGATCATCATCTTTACATTCGCCGCTGCGTAGTCACGTATCCACGGTCTTGTATATGGGTCTTGTATAAGTGAGTGTTCTGGTTTGATAATATATGCTGTGATTGCTACATCTTCTTCGCCACGTATTCTGCGTATGATTTTAAGTTTTTTAGTGGATGCGTTCCACGTAAAATTAAGCTCTGAGCCAAATACTCTACCTAGTGTTTCTTGGAACTGGCTGAAGAAATCCCACGTTGCAAGGCCACCTGTTCTGCCTGCTTGGAGAAGATAAATGTTACTGAAAGCTGCTTCAAATGGGTCAAAGTTCGTACCACCTGTGCTATTTGCGCCAACGCCGCGTCTGTGTAAGCGTCTAACGTTTAATACTTCGGCAGGTAGAGTGTACTCTGTTTGATTCGGCTGGAGGGTTAAGAACAGTGTAGATTCTTCTGTCGCTCCGTCGGATCTTTGGCGTAGTTTTTCTATTGCTAAATCGATCGCCAAATCATAGTGTTCAGGATCTGCTTCTAGATCGATCATTTGATCACCTAAAATCAGCTTAACTTGATTTATTATTTCAACTCTTGGTTCTGTTGTTGCAGACATACATTATTCCTCGTTTAATGTATTTATCTGATTAAAACAGATTCCGGGTCCTTCAGCTGACGGGCGAAAAGTTCTTGCTTTGGAATAATTGGCAAGTGCTCGATTACTCTATCTGGGTATTCAATAAATGGTTTTGATGATCTATACCATTCTGTAAACCAATACAATTTACCGTTATATATTCGGCATATTTTTTTACCTATCGGTGTGTATTGTGTTATCATTTATAAATCTTCGATCATTATTTCTTCTGGTACTCTAATTAAATAATCGTGGTGCAGTGAATCCTTTATAGTTAAGTTCTGACGGATGTACCATGTTGCGAACCAATATATTTTCCCTTTGTAGCGAGCTACTAATCGAAAATGTGGCTCACTATATTCGTATCTGTTTTTAAAATAGTCATCGTTTTGCACAGACTTGTTTCCCCTCTTTGTCCATTCTGGGTGTTAAATACCCTAGTTGTGATTGTAAATATTGACATCCTGTGCCGTGATCTATTACTAATTCTACACCGGAGCGCACTCCGTTTTGCTTATCATCTGTGTTGTCATAATCTGCAAATATTAATCCATATAGATATCCTACACCAATCGAAAATAAGTATACAATTAATACAAAAGCAATAGCATCTGTTATGCCAGTACCTATTGCTTTACGCAACATTACAAAATCATCTTCGTTAAACATCTTCATTTAAATACCCTTAGTAATATGCAATTCTCGTTTAGTCGTCCGTTCATCTTAGTTTCGATCGACTTTACTTCTTTGAACGCTTTCTTAAACTTTGCTTGTGTTCCTTTGAAACCACGTATTTGTTCTGCCGGTTTACGCAATGTCTTTTGAACACTAGTTTCTGAAATGTTAGTAATCGAAGCACCCTTAGCATACAATCCTGTTTCATCAAAGGCTTTGTATACTCCGATTTTGCGATACTTTGTGTTATACACCCAAAGTTCTTTGGCTCCTAATATTTCAATTGGGTTGACACTTGCTAGTTTTAATGTTGTGTCATCTATCATATATTTAAGTTTTGCAACAACTTTATCAGCTGGTACTACTTTCTTTTTACGTGGCTTTTTATTTGCTTTAGCTTTAGTAATAATCATATTTGCTGCGCCAGTAATTTCTTGATAGAATTTAACCAATTTTTTAACACCCGACTTACCTAAATATTTATAGCCATCTTTTAAATCATCATCTGGGTTATTAATATATTCATTTAGTTCTTTTATAAGTGGCTCATAGAATTTAACAATGTAACGTAAATGTCCTTGCTTTAGTTCATGCTTAGCCATTGTGCCAACTGGATCGAATTTCTTCAAATCAAATTTCTTAGGATCTTTAATTAACTCATCTACAAGTCCTTCAAATTCTTCGCCACAGACTGCTTCTGATTTCATTCTAAGACGGTCTTGTATTGATATTACAATTCCCTTCTTTGCTTCCTTCTCGGCTGCTTCTTCTTTTTTGCCTTTATTTACTTCGGTGGCTCGCTTTGCTAAGTCTTTAATCATATCGTGGATTTGTGTATCTAGCTTTTCAGTTAGTACACCACCCCGAGCCATTACGAAACAGTATTTTCCTACCACCCTATACTCGTGGTCTGATAGTACGGAGAATGGTGTTTTCTTGTATTCTTTAATTTTCTTAGCATATGCCGTGAACTCTTTTGTCAGCTCTTTATTTGACATTTGATAATGCACATAATATAATGCATCTTCTAAGTTTTTTGCATATACAACTGGATCTAGTTTAGGATCTACTTTATCGCATCTGTATGTTTTTGCTACGCTGCCTTTACGCTTTGCCATTTTATTGTCCTTGTACTGGAGTATTTTGTTTGATAAATTTATCTACTGTTCGTGTACAGTAGCTATTTAGTTTACGAACACATTCGATATTATTACTGAAGAAATCCATGTTGTTTAAAATATCTGCGGAGATTTCCACTTGGCCTTGATAGCGTAAAGCCATCTTCAATGCCCGTTCTGTATTCTTTAAATTTGCTACGGCATTTTTAAATTGATATCGTATTAGGTTATTGTATTCTTTCACTGAGTGTGACCCGGCATTGGTGAATATAAGATTAGTATTTTGGCCTGCAGATGGATTTGGTTTCGGCGGAGTTATTATCAGGTGGTCTTTTTCATCAAGTCCCCAAGTGGAGAAATTTTCATGTTTGTTTTTTGCTATAAATAATTCTTCTTTAAAATATTCTACTGTTATTTTTCTTCTATCGTATATATTGTTAATTGCAATATCTACTTTTCCTAATAAGTCAAGTAGTCCTTCTTTATTAGATAATGTGAGGTTTGCTTGTGGTGGGTTTTGCTGAAATTGTGACATAGATGTCCTCCTGAAGTAATATTATATACATTATACAGGATAAGAGTGGTTATGTCAAGTGTTTATTTTCTAATAGGTGAAAAATCTACAGTGTCGGATAGTTTAAGACTAAGTTCAATATCATTGTGGGCCAATTTATCCGAATGGAAAAGAGTCTTATATGGCATCAGACTAGACACTTCGTTTGGATAAGTTGTTGTCGAACCATCACTAAATTCGACAGTGCACCGGTAACCACCGTTAGGTAGTCGTTTCTTGTTAATAACCTTTCCATAGAAATTATCATATGGATGGATTGTGTCGTTTACTACAACAAAACTCAGGCCATAATAATCTTGGGAAACGGTGGGATCCTCGGTGTGTAATATATTGATGCGATTAACTTCTTCTTCACTATTACTCTCTGTTAAGTTTTTATTTAAAATATAATGCCCGTATATGTGCATTCCTTCCACAGCATCGAAGTGTTCCGAAAGTAGAGAAGGCGTTAATTCTATTTTTTTATTTTCGATTTCGTTTAATTTCATGTTTAACCCCAACCGGAGTAAATGAATTTTCCTGCTTTGGAACCTGCCACGTATTTTTCGCGGTCTTTGTTGTCAGCATCTTCTGTGAGGCCCATTCCACTTTTNACTGCTTGNAACATTTCTTCAGTTCTTTTGAAGCCTGGNGGTACGCCTTGTGAAAATGCTTCTAGNTCTCCGTCTACCACTGCTTGGCGCATTTTGCTGGCGCTCATGCCTTCAGCACCTTCTGCATCAGGATCACGTTCACCTGCATTTACGATCTCAATATCTTCGAAATAATATTCACCGGTTTCTGCGTTGTTGTACTTTGGATTTTTTAGCATTGCTTCGAATTGTTTAACTCTATCGCTACCCACCACCATCGCTAAATGTGTTGCACCTGTTTGATTAATCTTTTTCACGATTGGAAATATCTGTGTCCAATCTGGATCTAATACTATATCATTTGCTATCTCGGGGAACATATCTGCCAAAAAACTTACTTTCTGATCAAAAGTGAGTGGGTCTGTTTTTGGCTTCTGTGACTTGGTTGGCACAATCATTAGTTCATCGTTGCCGGCTACTTCTTTGGCCTTTGCTAGTAATTTACCGTGCCCGATTGTGGGCGGATTCAGCCTTCCAAAAACCAGTACGACTCTTTTTGTTTTGGTTGGTGGATTTTGTGTTAATTCGAATAATTTCATATATGTATTTATCTGCTGTGTTAAAAGAATGGTGGTGTTCCTGTTGCTAAGTACACCACCGGAAACTCCGGTCCGCTATGCGGCCATTAAATACTCACTATCGTTTGCATTTAAGTTTATTTGCTATCTACGACCAGGCACCATTTAAGATGTTTACTCCCAATCCTATGACTTTAGCATTGCCAAGATGTCAATATTGCTTTATTTACCCTGTCGAATACCAGTTATCCCCCATCAAAAGAACACGTAGAAAGAGTGAGTTGTTCCAATCTACTGATCAACGATATCATTTCAGACATCGTTCTCGCACCATGTGTTCTTTTGGTGGAGGATTCGGGAGTCGAACCCGAGTCCAGAATACGTATACAATACGTCATACATCTATTTTTTAAATTTTATCTTCCTGCCTTTCTTCCAACCTTTCGGAATACTATCGGTTTTATTGATCTTTTTCGAACAACATTCTTTATCTGAATATATCCACATTTTTCCATATTGCGAATTTTTAACACCTTGTTGGTGATTTATTTCTTTGTATGTTTCTTTCCTTTTTTCTATTGCTTCTAACGACATAGATTTAGCATGAACTTGTTTTCTATGTTCTTCGTTATTCTTGAAATTGTATTCAACTCCACAACCATTTTCTTTTAAATTGTATCTATTTTTCACCGATCTTGTTGCTGCTTTACATTGCTCTATGTGGGCAGGCGAGCCATCATTTATATGTGAAAATCCACCGAAACCGCCAGTCTTTAAATTATATGTAAGTTCGCTGTTAACAAAATCTTCATTAACGATTTCTTTTTCTTTTAAATACATGTCAGTTTCGTTATCAAAATAAAATAATATTTCTTTTTTAAAGTTACTAATGCCGTATTTATTAATTGCACGTTTAACTATAGTACTCGAAGACATATAATTATCATTAACATCTTCTGTTTGGTGTGCGCCGATATAAATTTTATTATTCGACATATTTGTAATTCGATAAACAACATATTCCATATATGTATTTATCATCCTTGGGCAGAATCGAACTAATTAGTAGGGTCTCTCCCCTGTCACACCACTTCAATTGCCCGGTAGCGAATCAGGCGNCTGCGGCAGGNGTCGCACCACACCATAGGTATAATCGGTCCTAAAGTGNATGCATTTATTTATCATTTTAAATCACTGACCCAATCTATTGCGGCGGAATCGTCTTCTAACTCCATTGCATCGATAATATCAAATAGTGTATCGAAGTATTCTTCAAAGTCCTTCCAATCGTTATTCATAAAATCAAGTAAAGATTCTATTGGTTCCGGGTCTTCNCCATATTCTTCGAATAGGTCTATAACTTGTTGCTTTGTATAATTCATTTCCACCTCATTTTATAAGCGAATGCATCTTCTGGCAATTCAAATTGTATGCAGCGCATACCTTCTATGTAAAATCCATTAACGTTTTTGTCGAACCATCTACGCAATATTTCTCTATCTAGTCGTGACATTTTGTGCGGACGTTTAGGATATTTTACATCAATTAATTTATCTAAATCGATATCACGACCGTTCATGACCACCTCATCTTAAATGCAAATGCATCATCTTCGTTTGTGAAGGTTGCGTATGCTGCGCCGATTATTACTTCGTCTTGGCAGTTAATTTCGCACCATTCGTACATATCACTAAACCGTCGGTTTCTTTCTTTATACGGAATATTATGTATTATATTTTCTATGTTTAAATCAAACTTTTTGTTCAATTCTTTGAAATTATGCCTTTTCGTTGTCATAATCTAACTCGTTGTTGATTAACTGGAATGACATGTTAAGAGCATCTTCTGGAGATGCGAATGTTATGTGGCAACTGCGGCCTTCTTCGATTTTACGTGTGTCTATTTTCATAACGCCGTATTGTGCCTTAACTAGTGCTTCGGGCATTCCTCGGATTATTTCTCGGTAAGCATCGTATTCTGCACGAGTCAATGAATATACAAGTCCTGTGTTAAATGTAAATACCATGCAGTTATTGTTGTGATTGGAATACCACGAATCGCATAATTGTGTTAATTTGCCTTGGTTAATGGCACTGTCCATAGAAATTGACAATTCGTTATCTTTAATTGTATAAGGAATTTTTGCTACTTCGCAGTGGCTAATTAATAGATCTTTAAAGTTTACTGGCTGCATCGTGTTTCACCCTGTGAATTAATGCTCTGTGAATTCGGTGGTCTACTCGATCACGATTTAATTTACGTTTCATTTTACGTTTTAGAAAAACTAATCTAGATCTAGCAACCATAATGTTTACTCTCTAATTAAGTATATATGTATTATAACATATAGAAGTGGTAATGTCAAGTGTTATTTTAAATCGTCTAAGTGTTCTTTTATTATTTGTAATTCCATTAAATCGTCTGGTGTTTTATTTTTCTTTGTTGTTAAAATGTCGCGTCTTAGTTGTAGTGGAGCACTTTGAATTTCTAAATGTTCTTTAGTTATTAATGTTTTTAGTTCTGAAAAATCTTGGTGCTGGACATAATTTGTATTCAGGTAAACAATCATGCTTGCGGCCACCATAACAACCGATATTGCAAGGGTCGCTATTCCTAATGCGTATTGTTTGGCGGTGATATTGAAAAAGAATCCTTCGGGTGGGTGATCATGTACTTGGGTGTTCATTGTTCTTTTTCCTATGGTTGTTTTCGTTGTTTGCTGTGGCACTGTTTGTTCATTTTCTCGAAGGTAATCTTCAGTTTTTTTTAAATGTTGTCGTGCCATAGTGTACTTATTTATCTTTTCTGTCAATCTAAATGTGTTATTAACTCAGGATTTAAGTATCCTTTTCTTACCATAAATTCTTCTATTTGTCTGAGCTCTATTTTTTCTCTGGCTGTTAACTTACTTACTTTAACAGATTTTAAAACGTTTCTACGTAATGTTAACTGGTCTTCTTGTGACTTATCTATTGCATTCTGTAACTTCGAATAATTTGTATTTTGGCTTTCTTGAAGTTTAGATAATAATAGTGCTGTATCTTTTGTTTCTAGTGTTATTTTTTTCTTTGTATGCCTCTACTTTGGTTATTTTATTTTCCCATAGTGTGTGGTCATTTTCGCTTACATACGTAGTCATAACTAAATATAATAGACCGATTACAGTAGTGGCTATGCTCACTACACCCGTGATTAATTGTTTTACGGTAATATCAATATTTATACCTGAACTCTTTGGTGGCATAATTTACTCCTGTGCTTCCGGAGGCTTTCTGTTTGCATCGAAATAACTTTTATATTCTGCTACAATATCTGCAATATCTTTTTGATATGTTTTATCAGCGCCTTTTAATTCTTCCATTCTGTCCGTATCTGTCTTCTCCATACGTACTAATAACCACACCATATCTTCTATTGTTGAAAGAGATAATAAAAACTTACGTTCAGCAATTGCATACGTTAATGTATCGTAGTACATATCAGATTGGGCAGAAGCAAGGATTTGTTTTACTTGGTCTTTTGTGTAACCTTTTACTTTTCCTACTGTTGCAAGTTCAGATTTTAGTTTGTTATTTTCTGTTTTTGCAGCATAATATTTGCGTCTTGTATCACGTAATTCTAATTGTAATTTTACAATTTGATTTTCTAATCCTACGTGATCTGACTCAGGTTTTTTACTGTTATATTCTTTTAATAATTCGCTTGCTGATTTTGTTTTTTGTTCTACAGCATTAGATGCGTAAATTGGCATTGTTAATACTAAGGCCAACAAAATAATTAGTGTTTTCATGTGTGTGTTCTCCTAGTAAAACTATTTATCTTATTTTCGTATTTTATTGTTTACTTTTACTGCTGCATCAAGCACAGACAAATCAAAGCCAAGGTTTTCTGCGTATTTTAGAAAGGCTCGGGTGTCCTTCGGGAAACATGCTCCACCGAATCCAAATTCTCCATCTGGGCCTGGTACTTGTAGGTGGCTTGCTCCTATGCGGGGATCTGTGGATAGTATTTTTGCGAATTCTTCGAAAGTGGAATCTGCTCCCGCCAGCATATGTAGCTGATACAACTCATTCATAAACGACACTTTTGTTGCCAGGTAGGAATTTATTGTGTATTTAATTAGACTTGCAGTTTTTATATCTGTGTGGTAGATTGGGCAGGGTTGGCAGCGTGACCTGTTAATAATTATGTGCTCGGCTCTATGCGTGGCAGTGGGGAAGCCACCTAGGATTTGCATCTTCGGATTTAAATAATCGGTGGTGGAATTCGCCTGGGTGAGGAATTCTGGACTGTAGACTAAAGGCACAATGGTGTTGGTCTCTAAGAAATGCAGCACGTTCGGTGGGGCTGTCGATTTTATTATTATCAGGGGGCTAGTGGACACCACTAGCTCATTTATTTTCAGCACTGTGGAGGCGACTAGATTGGCATCGCAGTGGCCACTTTCTTGCTGTGGTGTCGGCAGGCATATGAAGAATATCTGGGCGGTGGCTACCGCTTCTTCTAAGGTGGCATTGGTGGGATCTTTTGGGTCGACAATGATTGTATTGATGCCAGACATGTTTTCGAAGGATGAGTCCACTGCCTCGCCAACGAAGCCGTGACCTATGATTGCTATATTCATCTTATATCCAGGCTCGGTATGGGTTGTGTACTAAATTCGAATTATAATATCTTTTGTCAGTAGTGACATCTCGGTTGACCCAATTTGGTATGTGAAACATCTCGCCAATCTCTTCGAATTCTATTTCTGCTACAATTAAGCCTTCGTTGTTACCTTCGAAAACATCTATCTCCCACGTGTGTCCGGAATAATCAGTTACGTATCGAGTCTTTTTTAACAGTGGATCTTCGCATAATTCAAGTAGCTCTATACCATCATCGTAGGGGATTTCGTATTCGTATTCTCGACGGAGGGATCCTTGATTTTCACTTTTGATAGTGAGATATGCCATGTTGCCGTATATGCGGATTCTCGTTACGGTATTGCTGTAATCACTTTGTGGCAGATATCCTTGCACTATCTTAATGCCGTCTACCAGTGGTGGTAATAAATCTCTGTATACTGTATATTTGTGTTCTATTTCGTAAGCCATCGTATTCCCTTAACTTTATAAAGCATTATACAATCATTTAGAGTGGATGTCAACCTTTATTTAAATTAATGTGGATCTACTCGAAAACCACAATGGGGGTGTTTAGATTCGGTTTTTCGTTTACCATGCCATAATTAACAGTGGGATCAACAGGCGTACCCATCTACCGACAACGCCAACCGAGTTTTTCATATGTATTTATCTAGGTGGTAAAGTGCGACGGTCTTTTGTTTGGCGTGTTTTGATGCGGCGTTCAGTGGTGGTTCGTCTGTTTTTTTTTAATTTTCTGGGATCTAGGCAAAGGGTATCAAGGCCGGTGGTCACTGCGTAATACATGTCTAGCGACGATCTTAAATAATTTTTGATAAAGTGGTTCGCAATGATGTTAAATTTATGGGAGAATTTAATCCGGCGGCCTACATGCTCGTATTTTACTACGAACGGTATGGTGAACGGTATCAGTGGTATTGGATCCCATTGATTTTCTACTCTGACGAAAGGGAACGATCGGAAGTAATTTTTGTAAATGTCACCGGAGAGCAACCGTGGGCTGCCAAAGACAGAACAGGTGGCTGGCTGGTGCTCGAGACAGAATAGGGTCGCTAACGCTCCGCCCATGCTGTGGCCGGTGAAATGTACTTTTTTGCCTGCCACTTTTGCGGAGATCACCTTCGCCGACAGTGGCTCAGACACTCTCGACAGTGCTACTTTAAAACCGCTGTGTGCCTCAGATTCTTTGTATCGTGTTTGGAAAAATGCTAAGATCACTCTCCAGTCGCTGAATTCTGTCTCGGTACCGCGAAAGGTTACCCAGGCGCTCTCTTCAAATTCTACGAAGAATGCCTCAGTGCCGTCGACATCAAATATTTTGTGCGACACGTAATGCGGTAAGGTCTTGAGTGATTTTTCGACAAATTCCCAACTGAAATATACTAGCTGTGAAAAATACATCGATGTAAGAAAATACTGTTCATCAAGATTACCGGAGCCGATTTTATTTAAATTTACTTCTTTGGATACTACATTTCGTATCTCTAAAAAACTTGACATAAGAATACTCCCTAACTGTGTATATAACTATATTTATCAGTTAGGGAGTATTTATTTGCGAATTATGCGTATTGGTTATTAATATAATCCATTAAGTATCTGTATGCTTCTTCACCGCCGTAGTAACCCGGGTTAAAGTATTTTATCATTGGACACTTTATTTCTATATTCAATGCAAAGTCCTGCATATCTTTCGAATCAAGTCTTGCTTGATCACGCATATCATCTAAAACATCTAAATTTACATTTAGTTTCAGTGATCTAACTAATCGCTTAATATCAAAAGCTGATATTTCTTTGTTACCTCTTTGTGCTTGAAGAATATCAACTAGCTCAACTATCTCAGGAACTTTACATTCGTCCTTGCTAACAAGTTCTCTGAAGTGTGAATTACTTAAAAAGCCAGGAGCATCACTAACAGTATTCTGCTTTGCAAATATTTCTACAAAATCCATATCGTTAACATACTCTTCGACTAAAGTAAACAGTGATTTAACTTCAACACCTTGCTTCTTAAACAATTTCTTTTGTGTCTTGGTCATCCCACAAATTTCAATGTTTTCGAAGAATTTTCCTGGTAACACTTTCTTCATATCACTAATCAATGAATTAATGTTTTTGTAGTAATCATTATCCATAATAGTGTGATTAGCAAGATCTACAAAGTATAAGTTATCTGCTGTTGCATCAAATAATTCTTTGTGCCATTTTGCAGTATACTGACAAGTCTTGTCGTGCAATCTCTTAACAGTCAATTCCTTTGATGTTGCACCACGTGCCGTATTTGTCTTTGACACTGGGCGTTTCATCTTATCTGCATAATGCACATTAACAGGATTTTGAAGATCTTTTAAAACGCTATTAACAACTCTCGTATTATACTTCTTCTTGTTTGTAAATTCAATTACAACAATCTTATAAGGCTTATTCTCAGCAGCAAATAATCTAAGTGTTGGCATTAATCCACGTGTTGTATTGTTTACAACAAAATGAACATTGCTATTTGCTTTTAGTGAGTTATAATCTGGCAATGTTCTTCTATCGCCTGTATTAGTGCGAATCTTGTTATTAACTAAAGTATATTCCATAACTGTTACTACATCTTTCTTTTTATCGATGTATTTCATGTCAGGGATTGTAAGTTCAATTCCGGAATATGATCCAATTTTTGCCATGCTGTGATCTGTAATTAAAGTTGATTTTTTAATTAAATCATATGGGTAAACTTTTCTTAGTTTGGCAATTGATTCTAATAGCTTCCAAGGATTTTCCTCACACTCGGCTAATTTGGCGTCGATTTCTTTTTGGACAAGATCTTTAATTTTATCGAACTCTGCCTTCAGGTTCTCAACGGTATAGTCGACGAACGATAGTGATTCTCTGCTTGCAGTGATGTCAACTGATCCGATTGGTACTTCGAATTGTAAGTGCATACCCGATATCCAATCATAGTCTTGAAAGTATGTATTTAAATCTGTCGATCTCAGTGGATATGCCACTGTACCTTGAGTGATTACAACACGTTCGCTCCAAGCTAGGCTGTCGCTGTTTAATACATTAACAGTATCTGAAAGTTTTGCAACCTTTTCAATTATTTTGTGAGTGAATGTATTTTCACATATTACATTTGGTTGCACTGGGAACCAGGCAAATAAATCTGTTGCTTCGTCGTTCCACTTGTGAAAGTTATCGTTTACGTCAACAGTAACTTTTAAACCATTTGGTTCGTTTGTTTCGGCTTCTGATAATTTAGATAGTTCAGGCATTCCACTCTTGCCAATATACGCCAAGAATGTTCTGCGAACGTTATCTTTAAATGCTTCGATTGTAAATTCTGTAGCCATACAAAACGGTGACTTAGAACCAAGTCCTAATGCACCTGTGTAATCGTTTGAATCTGATTTAGTTGATTCGAAGTAAGTAGTATATACGTTGTATATTTCTTCTTCTGTTAATCCCGTACCATAATCACGCACAAAGAATTGCTTGTTATTGTAGCCAGGTAGTTGTACATCGAACGGTGTGTTTTCGTTGCCGGCCTCAATATGACTATCGTGTGCGTTACAAGATAGTTCGCGGATTACTGCTCTTATTTTATTCGAGTATAATCCGCTTGATAGGATTGCGAATGCTTTCGCATTAGTTTTCATTGTGAACTGTTTAGATTCTAGTCCTAAATCAAGTCCATCACCTTGTCCAATTCTCATATTCTTTACCTATTTTGTTACTGTGTATACACATTATACAGTAATAAAGTGGTAAAGTCAAGTGGTTATTTAGAAGTAACAGTATGCGTGACTATTTCCGATAGCTACTAATAATAAAAATATACCAAAGCCTGCAACTACTTTGCCTGCTTTTGGGTCGGCGTTGTTGTGACGTCTTGCTACGATGATCGATGTTATTGCTAATCCTGTTGCTATTACTAAAGACATTATTCTACTCCTTTAAATTTTGATATTGCCCATTTTGTTATGGCAACTATTTCGACAATTACCCACAATGCTATAATTAATGTGAATACTGTTGCCATTATTCTGACTCCTTGGTTTCTTTTTTGCCTGTGCTATTCCATATGTTAGATACCCATTCCCAAAGTGATTTGCACCATTCCGGTTGTGGTATTGCGTTCCATGCTAATAACATAGATACAAATATTATAAACAGTATAGTCATTATTTTCTCCTTTGTTATAATATTATTTATACTTTAAAATGTTAATAAAGTGTAACAAAAATAAGGAGAATTGTAAATAGGTGTTATACCTATATATGACACCTAAATAAATATTCTTTCTAGTGATTTGTATTGGGGATATAGTGTATTATGTACGTCGATGATTTTACCAAGTTCTATTAAAACATCTTCGGGGAATCCTGCTCTGTTGCTGCGGGTCGTCGATAGTAGTGAGTCTGTATAAGTAATGAAGTCTTTTTGTCCCCAGCGTATCACTATGTTCTTTGATATATGTGGGAACCATAGGTCAACTGCTGTCACTGATGATTCTAATTTTTCTCTAATTTCTGTAATTGACGTGACATTGTATATGCCGTCTTCGTAGTATATTTCTTCCATTGTTATGTCCTCTTTTATCATGTTGCATATGTATTTATGCGAAAATGCATCTTTTTAGCAAAATAGTGATAAATAAAATAAATTATATAATTTCTATAGGAGAATAACAAAATGGGTAGACCAATTAATAAAAAGTTTTTCGGGCCTGACTTAGGTGCNGANGGATTNCAAATAACAGGNGTAGCAAACTTCGACGGTACAGCCGAAGCTTGTTATATAGTACGTCAAAAATCAACTCACAAATTCGAGATTGCAAATGTAGGTGGAGCAAAAACTATGTTAGCAGATTTAACAGATGCTGCGTTGACATCGGCAGGACCTTTTTTCCATATTTTGGTAAATGGTACCGAACATGCTAAAATTATCAGAGCACACCAGGTATCAACTTTCGAAGGAAACGGTTATACGTGGAGTTCTATCGTTGCTGCTGCAACAGACACAGGAGATGCTGTAACAGGTGACTTAGGTGGTGATGAAGCAGACGACGGTGTAGCGACAGACGTTGCTGCTTAGTTAAGTAGATTTTTAAAGTCATAAAAAAAGCAACGGTAACGTTGCTTTTTTTTGGATGCAATATATGTATTGCTTATTCTGGGAGGAATTCTGCCTTTTGAAATCCTTCTTCGACAAGTTGTTCGTTTAAATTTGTCATTATACCATCTTTCTCATGCCATACCCAAGCTAACAATCTTCCGTACTTACCTTTCGTGTCCATTTTGGTCTGCACATAAACCTTATCAGCTGCATCTAGCAATTCTTGTACTCTTGCTTTGGCTTCTTGTGCCAACACCCTTCGTCGTGAATCACTTGATCTAATTTCCTCAGTATCTACGTTAAGAAATCTTAATCTTTTACGTTGTACTGTATAGAATCCCATATATACATATACATCAATTGTATCTCCGTCGATTACTCTGTCAACTTTAACTCTATATGTGTAATCAGGTTTTTTAAATGTTCGTGTTTCTGAATCTTTAAAACTCATCTTATATTCTCTCGTCTGTCTAATACAATACCTTCATTGGTATTGTTGTCGTATCTTGCTACAGATATATTCATATTTGCCATATCCTTAATTAAGTGCGACATCTTTTTTATTAAATATTCATCACAATAACCGTAGCGTTTTAATGTGTGTTTCTTCCATTCTATTTTATCAGAAAACTTAAAAGAAAATATATTGGCGTTCTCTCCTAAAATATCTTTTAAGAATTCTTGTATATCAATAAAATCCTTCATTATTACTTATCTCCCTCTTAATACTTTAGTATATTTTTCTGGTGACAGTGGCTTAGAAATATAATATCCTTGTATCATATCGTAGCCTATTGATTTTAAATAATTAAAATCTTCCTTTGTCTCGACCCCTTCGGCCACTAGTTGGTATTTATACACTTTACATATTTTTAATATGCTTCGCAGAACTATTTGCATCTTCTCGTCTACACCCACACCATCTACCAGTGATTTGTCTACCTTAATAATATGCACAGGTAGCTGTTCTAAAAAGCTAATAGACGAATATCCTGTGCCGAAGTCGTCTATTGCTATCGAAAATCCCAATGCTCGTGCTGCTACTAAGGTAGCCATTAGGCTATCTTCGTCGCTCATTACTGTTTCTGTGATCTCTAATGTGATCTGTTTTGGGCCGACGTCATGTGCTTTAACTGTATCTGATGCAAAGTTTATAAAATTAGGATCTTTTAGTTGGATGGTTGAGCAATTTATACAAAGTTCAGCTGTGATGCCGTATTCTTTCTTTATGTTGCCTATATATTCTACTGACTTTTCGAATATTAATTTGCCAAGGCCGTTGATTAGTCCTCTTCTCTCTGCTAATTCTACAAATATCTCCGGTGATATAATTTCCCCATTTAGATTCCAACGTGCAAGGGCTTCGCCTTTAATTAAACTATCAAGCCCCCTATCAACGACAGGTTGTATCACAATATCGATTTCTCTATTTTTAATTGCTTCGGCTAATTGCCTTTCCATTGATCTTTCTGCTTGTGATTCGTCGAATATTTCTTTTGTAAATTTAACGTGTTTGTTTTTTCCTAAATCTTTAGCTCTATACATTGCGAAATCTGCATATTTTAATATTTCTGTTGCGTCAATTGTATCACCGGGCACTGCCACATATCCAACAGATGCAGTAACTGACAACTCGTGGTGGTTTATTTCGACCACTTGGCTTAATTTTTCAATTATGCAATCTGCTGTATTCTCCGGGTAGTGGTTTCGGCGGTGTTGTATTATCACAAACTCGTCACCACCTAGTCTAGCAACTACGTCACTTTTGTTTACGCAACTTTTTAATCTAAATGCAACTTCTTTTAATAATATATCGCCTGCGTCGTGTCCAAAGTCATCGTTGATTTCTTTAAAGTCATCAAGGTCAATAAAATAAACGTGGTACCTGTCTGGGTCATCTATATTGTTTATTTGTATTTCTTCTAATATTTCTTCAATATCATTAATCATAAAACTGCGGTTTGGCAATTTTGTTAAGGAATCATAGTTTGCTTTATAATATAGTTGTGATTCTGTCATCATACGTTCTAATTCTGCTGCACAGCGATTACTATATATTTGTAGCACCGGGCGAATAATACGATTGCGGTTAATTTCATGCTCCCACATACATGACATAATACCTATTATACGTCCCTTAGATGATATCAGTGGTGAGGCAATGTGTTCTTTAATTTCGTTTGGAAATAATTCGGGTGGAGGTGCCATTAGTTCGCCTCCGTGGCGATTTTCAATGCCAGCAATTTTAATTAGATCTATATTTTCTACGTTGTACTCAATATCCTGCATTTTTCCATCTCGGTTGTGTATTGCGTGGCTGTGGAGGTATGGTTGACCTTTGGGTGTATGAGATAATTGACTAATCATTACGAAATCGCAATCTATCAGTTGTATAACCCCATCGGATACTGTATCGAAATATTCCTGGCCTATTTGAGAAGATGCGTTGTCAGCAATTGTTGTTATTTCTTTGACGTGTTTGTCGTTTGCTGCTCGATTTTCTTTAATGATCACCTGTTTCTGAATTACAAATGTTAACACAACACCTATTAATATTGCTAGTTCTACCGCTCCTTCAGTTAGAAGTGTATGGTAACTGGGGAATAATGCATTCACCGATTGTACAATCACAAAGATTACCCAATATATGTATGGTATTTTATATACTAGTGATTTTGGTATATTGTTAAACACATTGATTTCCTTTTAAAAATTTAAAGTTTAATGTGTATGTGTGTACCATTTGATTTCGTCTTTGACGATATCTGAGAGCGTGTATTGCGGATTCCAATTTAATATGTCTTTGGATCTATCTATATTTGCAAAGGTGTATTCCATATCCCCGTCACGCTGCGGGCCATTAACTGTATAAATGTATTTATCTGTTTGATGCACTATCTCCCGAATAACCTCTAGTATCGAGTGGGGGTTATTACTGCCTAAATTTGTTACAGTTGATGTTTTTCCAGCAATTAAATATTCTAAAGCTGAAATATGGGCTCTGGCAATATCGTTTACGTGAGTATAATCTCTCACACAGGTACCATCGGGGGTGTTATAATCTGCTCCATTGACTGTGAATTTTTTTCCGGTGAAGGCGCAATCTACTAGTATTGGTAACAGGTGTTCGGGTGGGTTGATTTGATATCCGTATTTTCCATCGAAAGAGCCTGCTGCATTAAAGTATCTCAAGGATATATGATTTATGCCATAGGCTCTCTCGTAATCTTTTAAGGCTTCCTCAATTATCACTTTGGATCTACTGTAGGGGGTTGTAGGGCTAGTTGGCTGGGTTTCGACGAAAGGCATTATGGGGGCGAGTGGATCTATTGTCCCGGCGTTGCCGTACACTGACGACGATGAGCTGAACACCACATGCTTTACGTTCTTGACGATGCAGGAATTTAGAAACGACAGGGTGTTGGTCACGTTGTTCCCATACACCCCCATTGGATCTTTAAGGCTCTTAGGAACGCTGTGGTCGGCAGCGAAGTGAATCACTGCCTTGACATTATGTTTTTCTAATATTGTGGGGACTAGGGGGTCGGAGATGCAGCATTCATAGGATGTCACGTTAGGTAGGTATCGTTTTACTCTATCGATACTCACTATGTCGTATCCTGCCTGTAAAAGAAAGCGGCTCGTTACACTACCGATGTAGCCAGAGCCGCCTGTTATGAGAATAGTATTTTTCATAATTTAAAATTTGGTGCCGATTCCCGGAGTCGAACTGGGCACCTACTGATTCGGGTTTGTGTATATTTCTATACTCCCTGGACTATATCATCATCTACATCGTTACATGTTTAGACGTTGGACGCTATTGGTGTATTACGAGTAACGCTTTACTCACCACCTAGTCTCTGCACCTTCCTAACAAGATCGTGTTAGGCTTGGATCAGGATTGCCTTTGCATACGCTTTAGGTTTCCCTGAATTCATCCAATTTTTCCATATGCTATTTCTAACATAGGTTGCGATTACTTTCACAAGTCAGTTGCTCTACCAGATGAGCTAAATCGGCATGTATGTATTTATGCTTTCTTACTATTCGAAATGTTTTATCGTGGTATCTTCGTTCTCTTGTTATAATGTAGATAGAGAGCAATCTAAAGATGCCCAATTACCCGTTGTCACTATTGCTGTGCCCGCTGCTAATGTGCCTGTTTTGTGACCCCCGCCTTGGACGACAGGTATTAGTTCTGTGCCGTCTAGTGTACTCTTGCTGATGATAATTGTGATATTTTAGTTGCCATGTTTTATATATCTAGTGATATTTCAACACCGGCCTCTGTTGTTAGTGTAACTCCTGATTCTGTGGTCAGCAATTCTGCAACGGCTGAACTGAATTTTGCCGTTACGTTAGTGAAGGTTTTGAATAGACCTGTTATTTTTAAACTCATGATATCCCCTTGTGTTGGTTACAGTTATTTATCTTTTTTCGGGGAATTCTGCTTAGGATCGATCTTTGGCCACGGTTGCTTCTTCAGGGCCTCCTCCCAAAGTTTTGTTTCTTCTTCTGTCGTTGTCGGTGGATACTTTATCATCATTTTTCCTTATATTAGAATAGAATGTGTGCGTCAGGGCTTTCATCTGAATTTAACCTACAATTTTCACATAACCAAGTAGTGCGGTAGTGGTGGTAAGTAAGGCCTAGGTGCTACTCTGGGGGTGGGTTGCACCTATGCACACATTCTAAATTTGTAGAACTATATCAGGTCCCAGGTATCCTGCTTATGCCATATGCACATACTCAGCTTCGTTCCTTACGGACGGCTTGCAGCGGTGTAGATGTCGGACTTCCTTTCCTCGCGGTAAAGGCATAGTTCAATTCTTAAAACTTCCCCAGGATACGTATATGATTTTTAGAATCATCGAAACTCCAATGCTGATCGTGTAGTTCGTCGATTAGTCGGAGCTCGTTGGCGTTTACATCGTATATCCGGGGATCACTCACTAGACTATTGTCTAGCCAACCAATCCATATATTTTTCATCGTTTCGCTCTGCAACGAATCTGTCATAATATAAGCATCATCTAAATTGCTGACAAATTTGTATAACTTCAATGCCGCATTTTTAAAAGTTCCATCATAACGCTTTGTTGCAGAGGCTTCGTACACATTGTGGCCATTCATCTTAAACCGTGCGGTCATCTTAACTGCCGCAATAACTGTGTAACTGTCATCACCATCTTTTGTTCCGATGAAAAATATATTCTCAAACTTACGCAATACCTTAAAGAACCCATCGCCTAAGTCGGCGATACTATTCTTAATATCATTAATTTCCCGAATTAATTCATTGTCTAAATAGTCCGAATTTATGTTTCTATCATAATTCCATTCTGGACCTTCGGTTATGTCTGTATATTGCATCGTTTTCCTTTAGTTTAATGTGATCAGCGAGCAGTCTCAATGGAGTGTCCTGCTATGTTCCAAATGCTTACCACCATGCCCTGTGACAGAGTACTTACATGCCATTAAATTTGGAGCGGTTGGAGGAAATCGAATCCTCATTCCATGCTTGGCAAGCACGAGTAATAACCGTTATACGACAACCGCTTATTTTCTATAATCTTATAATATCTTTGTCAATACAAATCGTATATCTGTTTTGCTAGAATCATCGGACCAATATTTCTTATTAATCTCTTTAGATTCTTTACCGTGTTTTAGAATAACATTTTTTTCCAAAACTTCGTCGGTGCTAACATCGATAATATCTACTTGTAATTCTAAATCTTTTGCTAATCGATTCCACAATAAGCGACTACCGTTATATTGTGTATCGTCAGACATAATTGTATAATTCAATTTATTAACTATAAATGTATACAATGCTGTTGCTAATCCAAGTCTTTGATATTCTTTAAGTATTACTAAATCTCTAGCTTCTACTAAATTTTTATATCCTGTACTTACGTGACTAACTTCACAATTTAATTTACCTATGTTATGTATCCATGTAAGTTCTTCGATTCCATCTTTTTGTTCTACATTGTACGTTTCTTTTAACCCAATTGTAAAAGATATAGTATTATTTTTTTCTACTTCGAATAAATGAAAATCTTGATATATTTTTCCATGATTTTTATAATTATCAAAATATGATTCTCGATGCTTGTGTCCGATATTCTTTTCGCCGTCGGACCAATCTCCATACACTGCTTTTGGCGTCTCTTTTAATATATCGAGATACCGTATGACTTCTGTTGCTTTCATTTCTATAATCTGTTTCTTTTATCGATGTACTCGTAATAATTTTTTATTTCGTCGTTCGTGTTGGCAAACATATCTTCCAACTTTTTATCATCGTGCTTTCTATACGCCTCTTCCAAATTGCCAGTGGCGATTTCTCGTTGTTCTTGAACTGTCTTAATATGATTCCCCATGTTGCTACCTCCGTGTTAGGGTTCGATAGCACACTTGTCTGTACTACCGAGACATGCGTATCACATTAAAAGCCCACCATCGTCATGGACAAGCACAACATTGGTGCATTCGTTATTGTTATCTCTGTGTGTGTGTTGCGGGCGGCGAATAACGACACCGTTACGCAATTATACACTGCTATATTACTATTTACCCAAATGTTTGGAAAATGTACAGTTATAGCGGTATATAACTATATTATACTATACTTTTAGTGGTTTGTCAAGAGCCAGATGTTAACGGAATAGTAGTGGCGTATGATGCTGTCGCTTGAGATGAATGTCTTCTCTCGTCAACAGTGGAGGTCAGTGTGCCATCTGCGTTTTCGTCAATGCTCGGATTGCCTGTTGCCAGGTCGCGGAATCGTACACGAATGCGTATCACAGTGGTCGAAAGTTCTGCTGCTTGAATTTTTATTTCGTTTGCAGAGTATGCTCCACTACCGGAGGCAGAATATAATGTTTGGTTTGATCCTGTTAAATCATCTGAACCAACTGTACTGGATTGTATAGAGTTATTACGATAGGTATTTGTCTTGCCGAGTTCTACATCACCCATGGTTGACAGCATGTTTGTCCAATCTGTATTTTTGGAAGAGGATGAACCACCGGTGCGTGATGCGTTAATTTTTATTCTTCCGCCATATAAGAAAAAGTTTGTTCTCGCTGTGGCACTAGCAAATGTTACTTCAAAGCGGTGTTCTACCTCTGTGTTCCATGCTGTGGTTCTTGTGCTAGTCAATTTGCCGGTCGTTAATGTGTATTGGGCGTCATTGGCCATTAATAATGTAGCTAGGTTGACACCGCCTTTTTGATAATTTATATCAGGTATCTGTTGATCTCGGCTCAGTGGTTCATATGTTTGAGCTAGGTCAACTCCGCTTTGCTCGTAGTTTGTGTTCGGACCTGCTGTCGAGGTGCGAGCTTGAAATATTGTATCAAAATCTACACCAGACGATTCATAATTTGACATGTTATCCTTTCTCTTCTAATAGTTTTAATAATCGTTTTACTTGCTCTTCGTTTGCTCTTAATAATCTCTCAATATCGCTTGCTTGGCTTTTAACAATTTCCTCAAGTTCTGCAATTTTTGCTGTATGCACTGCGTTATAATTAACTGACTTAATTCCTTCATCGTCTTCTGTTATTGCTTCTGGCATTGTCTTTTCAACTTCCTGTGCAATGTATCCAGTGACACTGTCGGCACCGTTTGTTTTGTCTTTCCATTCGAAATCAACTGCGCGAATTGTCATTGCATCTGTGCCATTATATGTTACAATATTTTCTTTTAATCGTTCATCTGATGTTGCATTCACTACACCCGTTACTGTTACACCACCACTTGCTGTTGCAATTTTAATAGCATTATTGTGGTACAAAGAAACAGAACTATTATTTAAACAACGTATCCAGTTATCTTGTACTGTATTACTATCGACACCTGTTTGAGCAATGTATAAATCCGCTGCGTCTGCATACATACGGACACCGCCTTCTGTGTTTCTTAAGTATAGGTCTGCTGTTCCGCCATCACTGCTATCAATTTCTAAGTACGGTGCTGTGCCGTCGATCATAATATTACTGTTTGATATAACACGTGGTGTATATAATATATTGCTTGTACTATTAAAGTATAAAGCACTATCTTCATACACCGGTTTGCTACCTGCTGTCGAGTTAGCAGTAAGCAATAGTGGCATGTTAGTATCGCCCGTATCAAAACTATTAATAGTAATATTCGATGCTGTTGTTGCAGACGGTACAGTGCCTGTTACGTTAACTTGTACTGTTGGATTCGTTTGGTTAGTAATTGTAACACTTGTATTAGTTCCGTTTATAAAGTTAAGTTCTTCGGCGTTTGTTACTGCTATTTGTGTTCCACCATTTGCTTGCACATTAAACGAACTCATTGATGCTCTGTCGTATGCTAACTTAACTGCGTTTGCTGTTGCTGCTTGGGTCGTACTAGTCGATGATACTGTATTATTTAATTGTGTAACACCTTGTTGCCCTGTTGTAGCAGACTGTAATGTTCTTGTTGACATTGCACTAATGTGGCCTTCGCTTGTAGTTGTTATTGAATCTACAATTGCGATACCGCTGGTGTTAATATTTGTTGTGGAGTAGCTTGGGTGGATATAGTTGTTTGCATTTGCAGCAATACCATCTAATTTAGTACCATCTGTTGCTACGTCACGTCCGTCTACTGTGCCTGATAATGTTAAATTGCCAGTGATATTTGTTCCTGCAGGTCTAACGTTCATTGCTTCAGTACCACTAAACTGTAATGTAATTTCACCACCGTTCATGTTATCCAAACGTAAAATATCAGGCCCGTCTGTTTCGTTTACTGCTGCCCAATCACCTATTCTAAACGATTCGCTTGACGTACTTACGTAGCTTATGTATCCAATGTAACCACCACCACTGCCATTGGTTGTATCACTCAATGTTAGTATTGGTTCTGCATTTGCAATAACAATATCACCTGTAAACGTATCACCTGCTGTCAACGCATAGTTACTATGACTGTGGCTGTCGTTAGCCACAGTGGCTGTCAATGTTCCGCTGGTTAAATCTGTTAGTGTTACACTACCAGATAAGTCACCACCTAATGTAATAACTGGGTCTGGCTTGCCTGTTACGTTTGCCCACGCTTGGTAGAATGAACCGTGTTGTCCGTCTAATGTATCGGCGTCTAGGCTGTTACCTGCACCTGTATCGTTTGTTGTTAATAGTCTAAAATAATTTGTGCCGTCGTTTGTTGCTTCCCACGAATCTGTTCCTTCGTTCCATTGCAATCTTACGTTTGCAGATGTTCCTCGCTCAACTTCTACTCCTGCGTTTTGACTTGGAGTGCCGGCTTCGTTGTTGTTAAGTACAATAATATTATCGTTAATTGTTAGTATTGCCGAATTAACTGTGGTTGTTGTTCCGTTAACTATTAAGTTGCCGCCCACTGTTAAGTTGCCGCTTACCGATCCTGTTACTGCTAATGTTGGTATGCTTACTGTGCCGGTGAATGTTGGACTTGCTGTACGTGCAATTGTACTGTCAATTGCATGTGAGTGGCTTGTTGCTGTCACACTATTTGTTGATGTTGCTGATAAGTTTGTACTAGGTGTTGCCAATGTAACTGCACCCGAACTTGTAATTGTTGTAAAGTTCATGCCGTTGCCTGAACTAATTGATTCTATTGTTCCTGTTGTACTAGTTGTGCCTGCTCCGATTAAACTTCTAACTTCTGCACCTGTTATTCCTGTATTCAGTGATGGTATTATTCCATTTGAAATTATAGCTGGGATGTCATAACTATCTAGTAGTGCTTTATCTGCACCTGTCATTAGACCCGAGTTACCAGATGCTACAACTTCTGTAATAACTGCGTTATTACCATCACTCGATGTAATTGTTCTAGATGATGGTGTGTAACCTAAGTTAGTTGATACGTTTGATACTTTTGCGTTATTAGATGCAATGTTGCTTTCCATTGTGTCTAGGTCGACTGCTTGCGATACTGTTATGAATCCTAGTTTATCAAATTGCACATCGTCCATCAATCCTCTAGTGGTCGTTGTTGCCAACGGAATTGTAAATCCTGTACCATCTGTATTGGCTACTATGCCGGTTGTTGGTGTATAACTTAAATTTGATTGTACGTTAGATACTAGCCCTGAATACAATGTATTCGGTGAATTATCACCTGTGTTATTGCCGTTTGTAGAACTGGTTGTGCCGCTGTGTGTTCCGACGAACGTACCGCTCTGAGTTGCTAATGTTCCCAAAGTTAACAGTGATCTAAGTTCTGCGTCTGTTATTCCTGCATTCAGTGATGGTGTTGTTCCATTTGAAATTATAGCTGGGATGTCGTAACTATCTAGTAGTGCTTTATCTGTGCCGCTCATAAATCCTGCTGCGCCCGATGCCACTGCATTTGCGTGGAGTGTTCCACCGCTTCTGCTACCGTGGCTTGAATCTGTAAATCTTGCGCCTGCTAGTGTGCCGGTTGCGTTTGATAATGCGTTGTAATATGTTCCTTCTTGTCCATCTAGTGTGTCTGCATCTAATCCGTTTCCAGTGCCTTCGTCTGCCACTGTTAATATTCTATTACCGCCTATTGTTGCTGTGTTGCCAGCACCGAGAGCCATTGTTGTTGCTCCGTTTGTCCAATATGCCACGGCAGAACCATCAACACCGAATGTTGCGTTGCTATCAAAGTCAATTACATTTGCTGTGCCACCGCTACTTTTATTTATTTGTAATCCTGTACTTGTGCCTGTATTAATTATAATTGGGCTTGTGAATGTTTTTTGTCCTGCTAGTGACTGTGGGTTAGCTCTATCTACAACAATCGCCGTATCAATTACTACATTATCTGCACTTGTTGTTATTCCGTTTCCTGTGTTAACTGATAATGTGTTAACATTTTTGCTTAGGCCGTCGCCTGCAACTACTTGACCGGCACCACTAAATTGTACAAAATTTAATATTGTCGATCCTAATGTAATCGGATCTGCTGTCTGTAAAACAAATCCACCGTTGCCGTTTATTGTACCTTCTTCTACAAAGGTATACATTCCACTGGTAACTTCTCCTGTGGGGCTGTTGTCTGCATCTGCTGATCTTGTCCATGCACCTGCAGCAACATCATATATGCCGTTTGCTGCTGAGCCTTGATCTTTTACTAATACTCTATCACCTGCTATAACTGATACATTATCAATTGTTTGTGCGCCGCTTAGTGTAATACTTGCTGTTGTTGCTGCTCTAACTGATTGTTTTGTATCTAGTCCTGTTGAAATATTATCTACATATTGTTTTGTTGCGAATCCTAATGCTTGTGTAGGATCTGCTATACCACGTGCATCGTTGAATGTTTTTGTGCCTTGAATTGTTTGAACTGTATTTAATGTTCTCACTACATCACTGTCAAGTGCAATTGTTGTTGCTGATGATTCGCCTGTTCCGTTAGTTACTACTATACCAGGTGTTCCTGCTCCTGGTGCCAATGTTGCAACATAATTCCCTGTTGTATCTGTACCTAAGTTAATTGTAGATGGTCCTGTGTATGCTATCACTCCTGTTGCTGGAGTATATGATATAGAACCTAATCCTGTTGACGTTGAAGAAATAGATGATCTTGATCTTGCATCTGTGTGATATAAATTTGTTGCTCCTTCTGGGATTTCGTCGGTTGTCCAACCGCCCACAGGTGTTGATGTTGTACTCGTTACAATATATTCTGTTCCTATTCTTGCGTTACCTGTTGAGGAATTAAGTATAAGATCGTTTTGCGAAGTAGTGATTGTGTTGCCGGTTATTTCGATATCACCTATTCTAAGGGTTTCTGTCGATCCGCCTTTAAATACTTTAACAGAACCTAAGGTAGTATCAATCCATATATCGCCTTCTGCCATTCCCGCTGGTTGAGTTGCTGCTTGCCATATGGTTGAACCTGTGCCAGTGGGTCCTGCTATCTGAAATGATTCAAATGAAGTACCTGATGCATTAATATTTACAGCCATTTTTTATTTTTCTCCAATGCTTTATTTACTTTATTTATCACATTTTCTGATTATTTAATCAAAAAAAAGCATATCCGGAGATATGCTTTTATTATATTTATTATTTTTAATCCAACCGAGCTCGAATGTTCCGGCAGGATAAGGCGGTGTGCATATTACTCGTTAGATTGTGTTAGCTGCTATAAATGCTGCTCTTGCGTCTATTCTTGCTTGTGTATGAACAGTCGCTGCGATATCTTGTACTATCTGGTCTTCACCCGTTACATCATCACCTACGTCAACTACATGACGGTGGTTTAAACGTGATATTTCTACTCCGTTTTCTTTATTTATTGTTATTGTGTTTACTTGTATTTGACCATCATATAAAACCGTGGTGTCTATTACATGTTCTTGTGTTAATGCCATGATGTTTCTCCTATTAATTTATTATATTCTGTAGTGGCCTGCGACCATTATATCTGAATTATTTGCAAAGTCTGAATTGTCTAGAAATGTCAATGCACCTGCTGTTGTTGTCTGTAACAACTGCATTGTTGTTCCCGATGGACTAAGATACCCAGATGGTAAATTAGTTACTGATATGTTGTTAAATCGGAAAGTAGGTGAACTATATACTTCGGCGCCCACAGAAGTTCCTGCAAATGGAAAACCTGTGATTTTAACGAAGCCTGTAGAAGAGCCTTTATTAGTAAGTGCCATGTATATATTATAAAATATTCTGTTTCCTATTTTTGTGTAGGAGCCGGACTGTACACTATATGCCATTCCCACCGATGCATCGCCGAATGTTATGGCTGGTGTAAATGTTCCTTCCTCGTAATCAGCAAGGTTGCTCACACTAATGTCGCCAATTGTCGATTTTACTGTAGTACCGCTCTGAACGATCGGTAATGTTTCCGTTCCGGTGAGTGCAGATGCTGCTGATAGTTGTGATATTTTTGTTGCCATTTTTATTTCTCCTGTTAATATACTATTATAATAATTCGTTTTCTGTGCTTTTTGCTACAGAATTTGTTAAGTGGCTCATATAGCCATTTTATTTTTATCCGATACTCTATTTATCATATTTTTAATTTTAATCAAAAGTATACCTAGAATTTACATAGGATTTTAATTATTTGATTTTAATGTATCTATAATCTTCATCAGTGAATCAATTTGCGCTGATTGTAATTCTACTTTTGCTTCTAGCTCTGCTATTTTAGCTGAGTGGACGGCGTTATAGTTAACTGATTTAATACCGTCATTATCTGTCGATACTGCCTCTGGCATTACTTTTTCTACTTCCTGTGCAATGTAACCGGTTACTTTATCTGTGTCTTGTGTGGTATCTTTCCAATTAAAATCTACGGTGCGAATACTCACTGCGCTTGTACTCGGATCATATGTTACAATATTCTTCTTCAGGCTTATATCAGATGTTGCATTCACTACACCGGTTACTGTCACACCGGTTGATGATGTTTGTATTTTAGTACTGTTGGCATAACGCATCTGAGCATAGGTTGATGATCCTCCACCACCTGCGTAGAAACATGTTTGCCCCGTGCCAGCAGAAGTGTCTGCTTGTATAAAAACGTTTGCTGCTGCTGCACTACTTCTTTTTGCATTAAGATAAAGGTCACTATCGTTTGCTTGTACATAACAAGTATTAGTGGTGTTGCCATTTAATATACCCATTTGCATTAACGTAACGCCTACACTATCTCTAATATTCATATAAGCAAGAGCACTCGTGTCTTTAAGACCCGAACCAGTAATGTTTGCACCTGCATTGGTTGTTTGAACACGAGTATTACCGTCATAGTTAAGTGTAACGGCTGGGGTGGCTCCGCTAATACTAATACCTGTTTTAGTTGCATTACTACTATCGTGTGTTCTAAGATATATAGCACCGGAAGTTTCGTAGTTATCTATATAAAAAGCACCAGTATTATTTCTAATTACACCGTATCCGGTTGAATTATGGAATAGGTCAAGGTCTGCACCATTGCCAAGATACAGGTGTTTATTATCTGCAAATATCTGGTTACTAGAAAATGTTTTAGTGCCGGAGATTGTTTCGGTACCAGATATAGAAACATAGTCAGTGCCTGCTGTGAAATTAGCTTCATTAAGAAATTTGGTCCACGTGCCGTATGTGCCACTATTAGCTCGTCTGAGCCATAAATTACCAGTACCGGAACCACCCCAAGCTAACTGATGGTTTTGGTTCTCTCTAGTAATAAGCATTGTGCAGTAATTAGTGGCATTCGGTGCATTAATAGGTTTGTTAGAGGCTGACCATGCGTAAAATCCTTGATCACCTGTTGCTGTTAATGTATCGAGGTCATCAGTACTAGACATTTGGTGTTGTTGTAAATTCCAAAAATCAGAGCCCCCGTTGGCATCTACATAGCTGCCTCCATTAGCATCTGTTATTCCGTATCCTGCTAATGTAGTTTGCGGGGTTTGATAATTTGTTCCTGCTACAAAGTTAGTATCGTCTAGTTGCTTTCTCCAACTAGACCAAACAGTGTTATACGATCTAGTATAAGTCTCTCCTGTTTGGAAATGAGTTGCCAGTTGGCTTGTAACATTAGAATTATTACCATAAACATTTAATGCGTAAAAGGTAGCAGTTGGGGCATTAGTGGCCGTATCATTAACCCTAAAATGAGCATTGGTTTTAGCAGTGTCTAAATCACCTGAAAAATCTGCAGATTTAAACACAAATCCAGTTGAATCTATTCCATCTAATTGATTACTATTAGCAGCCGTTGCCCCAATACCTAGGTAAGTAGAAGATAAACTATCTAATGTAGCACCATCTGCAGCAATGTCTCTGCTGTTTACTGTACCAGTTACTGTGAGATCACCTGCCATTTCTACATTAATTGTACCGGTTGGTATCTGAAGCGCAGTTGCTCCTACACGATTAAGTAACTGGACATCATTAACAGATCCTTTACCTGCAATTACTAGCCCTAGCGAAGATCCTGCGTAAATATTACCTTGGCCGTTTGACAACGCTGTACCGAATGATGATGCTGCATTGATTCTAATATTATTTTTTGTATTAATGTCGTTACCGGCGTAAATATCACCTATGCCAGTTACTTCGAATGTTGGCGTTGCTGATTTAGTATCGTTATAAAACACCCAGCCTCTGCCATCAGTTGACGATCCTCCTGAATTACGAAAATATATGTTGAAGTCGCCGTTGCCATTTTCTGTTACGGTGCCGCGGCCTATGTATCCAACATCAGCCATATAGGTCGAGTAATTGGCGCTATTCCAAAAATCAATGCCGCTACCTGCAACGGAATCTGCATTAAAGTGTCCACCGTATATGTTGTTGTATGCTAATGTCGAACCACCTAAGTTGTGAGTTAAGTTGGCCGATGGATATACACCTGTTGTTTGCATTTGGCCAAATACCCTAACTTCCTGATCGGATCGTATTTGCATGGCGGTGGTGCCTGTCAACGAAGTTGTAGTACTACCGGTGTGGAAATTTAACTGAGTTGCAGCATTTAGACCGCTGAGTCCACCGCCGAAATACATTTTAGTAGACGAAGCATCACTGTCGGACCGTATAACACATATATCTTCTTCTGCGTTTGTATAATGCGGTGATGTAATAACTCCGATTTTTCTGGTGGTGTTTGTTCGTGTGTTTAAACCTAAATCAGCACCTATACTTAGTGCTCCGGATGTTGTATAATCACCGCTGTAAATACTTACATTTCCGTTTAAGAAAGATGAGTTTTGAGACGAGTCGATGTTTAATGCTTTGGTACTATTTGTCCAAAGATTAAGTTCATCACCAACTACCTGAACATAATTTGTTCCGGTGGTATTACCATCTTCTAATACTAAATTGCAATTACCGTCGGTAGATGTAAGGGTTAGAATAGTATTGGCTGTGCCACCGTTGATATTCTGAACTGCTGAAAAATTATTATTAACATTAGTATATGCATTATTAGGTATATTTATTGTACCACCTGCTGTTAAATCAGCTTCTAATGTTACATTTCCTGTGGCTCTATCAATCGATATAGCATTACCTAGTAATGTGTCTGAGTCGGAATATCTTGATATTCTAAAATTAGAACCTGTATCTAAACCGCTTTCGGTATTACTGTTTTTACTAATTTGCCATCTTCGAGAACTACCTGTTCTCATAGTTATGTTACTGGAATATCCGGCGTCGGTTTGCATATAAGCATATGCGCTGACTGCTTGGCCCGATGTAGTTAATTGGGTATAATTGTCAAATACAGTTGGACTTGTATATGTTTTCGAACCTGCAATACTCTGTGCTCCGGAAGTTCTCACCACTGTACTATCGACAGATAATGCGCTGCCTGATTTTGACATACCGTCGCCTGCTGTTACTTGTCCTGCTCCACTAAACTGTGAGAATGAAAGCGGTGTTGTTCCAAGTACAATCGTATCGTTTGTTGCTAATACAAAACCTAAAGATGCATTGGCTGATCCTTCTGAAACAAAAGTATACATTCCTGTGCTTACTTCGTTGCTCGGTGTATTATCTGCATCTGACGAACGTGCCCAGGCACCCGAAGCCACAACATATATTCCGTTTTCTTCTCCTAATGTTTGATTTTTAACAAGTACACGATCACCAGCTATTACACTCACATTATCAATTGTCTGGGTTCCGCTTAATGTAATATTTGCCGTAGTTGTTACTCTCACAGATGCTTTTACGTCTAATCCGCTAATTAAACTATCTACATATGCTTTGTTTGTTAAGTGATTATCACCTGTGGGTGCTGTGGCTGTTTCGACTGCACCGGTAAATGTCCATGTAGCTGCGGAGTTATCATACACCATTACATCTGTAGTGTTATCTCTAAATAAAATATCACTCGGATTAGTTGCATGTGAAGACCCATATAATCTAATATTTGCACCTACATTCTGACTTGTTCCACCCGACATTGTAACACTGCTAGTATCGGAAGTTCTATAAATGTAACCAGTGCTATCTATTGTTGTTGCACCGATAGTTGTGTTATTATTAATAGATGCTGTTCCATCTGCTTTTAAAGTTATGTTGCCATTATTGTTTTCTAAGTATATGTCGTTGCCACCAGTTATTGTAGATTGTATTCCGAAATCTTTGTTGCCGGAGCCTCTATAGCCCACTTTCATATATGTTGTTAAATCGCTTGCTTGAAATTCTAATGCGCCGGATGTGTTATTTCCTATTGCGCTATCTTGATCAATAAGGTACATTCGGGGATTGTTAGCAGTGATTTTTACATGACTTGTATCGTTAATTCCCGATGTTGCTAATGTTGCTAATGTGCTAGATAATGTTATTGTATCTGCCGAAGCATCGTAATGGAATACATCTGTGCTACCGCTGCGTAGTTTAATATCGTCTGCTAAAGTACTATGTGTATTTCCGTACAGCATAATATTACCGCCGGTGGCGGTCGTCGTACTACTAGAAATATTTATGTAACTGCCTGTGTTAGTTTTTCTTAACGAGTTTGTTGCATTGTCTAAAATTAAGGTGCCGGCAGTGATATTACCGGTTGCGTCTAACGCACCTGCAATGTTTAATGTTCCGCCTGTCGGAGTAATGGTTGACCCCGATATAGATAATGTTCCTAAGCTGGGTACCGAAAATGCTGAATTTGTATAGGTTTTGATTGAGCCATCGGTGGTATCAAACCACACGTCGCCCTGATTAACTGCGCCCGGATCTGTCGATCCTTGATATATTGTTACACCTTGTTTACCGATCGTGTAATTCGGATGTGAAGTGCCCTTCGCATTAATAGTGACTGCCATTTATATATCTCCAGTAATATTCGGGTTAATATTTTGAGTGGACCCGTCTAGTTATTGCATTAATACCTAGTTATAAAGGATTATTCAGTAATATTTATCACTAAAGGTGAATTAATAAGTGCTTTTATGATTATTAGGTTATCGAGATAAATACATTAAATAGAAGGAAGCAATATGCCAAAGATTAGTTTGTGGTCTCCAACGAGAACCAATGATTATAAATTTATAGATAAGATTGCGGGGGAGGCTACCGACCTTGGTGCCACCGGTGCGTATCTTCATAAATACACTGGACCAAAATTAGACGAGGATGACGGGAGAGCAGTGAGTGAACTGACGATTCAGGATGTCCTGTTTATGGAGAACAGAGAGCGATCGTACGATGAACACGTTTACGAACTACGGGGGCATTATGATCCGGGTGACAACGATTTCGACCTCACACAGTTTGGACTCATGTTCGGAGACGATACACTGCACATGGTCTTCCATCTTACGAATATGGTCGAACGGTTAGGAAGAAAAATCATGTCAGGTGACGTGATTGAATTGCCTCATCTAAGGGAATTATACCCACTGGATGAGGAGGCTGGAGCGACGAATAGATATTATGTTGTCGAAGAGGGGACCAATTTAGGCCAGGGTTACGGCCCAACTTGGGATGGTCATTTCTGGCGTGTGCGTTTGAAGCTGATGACAGATAGCAGTGAATTTAGAGATATCATCGGGGATGGTAGTGAGGAGGATGATCTGCGTAACGATCTGTCTACCTACTGCAAGATGATGGACATCACTGATGACGTGGTACTGGAGGCTGCGAGCAATGTGCCGTATGATCCGAAATATTTCGAAACTGATCATCTTTACGTTCAGTGTAACGAAGATGGAACACCGTTCCTCTACTGGAAGGATGGTGACGTCAATGGTCCGAACGGTCAGGAAATTGCTGGTGTAGGTGACGCATTTCCTCAGGGTCTGGTGGACGGAGATTATTTTCTGAGAACTGATTTTATGCCTAACAGATTATTTTTAAAACAGGGTGATTGCTTCATGAAGGTGGAGGATGATCGTAAACAGCCGTGGACCGCACCTAACAAGGTGCTAGAAACGTTCATCAACAACGATGATATCACGAAGAATACAGACGGTACCACTGCACCGGAAAAGACAGCATTGAGCAAGGTTGTGAAACCTAAGGACGATTAACGTGGATTATTTTTATGACGGTCAGATAAGACGATATCTTTTACAGATGATTAGGATTTTTTCGGATTTGAGCACCGAGGAAAGACGAGATGGTGGGACAACGGTCGAGGAGCGTATCCCAGTGATGTACGGAGATCCTAAAAGAATGGTCGCTTCGCTATTGAGAAATAATAGCGATAATACTGTTATGCCATCGCCGATGATGAGCGTGTGGATCAAAGGTATCGCAATGGCGCCGGAGCGTCGACAGGATCCCACCTTCATTGGCACACAGAATATCATTGAGCGTGAGCATAGTAATGCAGAAGGGTACGGAACAGATCCTGGCAACATGTATACGCTCAAACGTTACATGCCGGTACCGTACAATATGACGTTTCAATTAGATATTTGGACAACCTCAACTACAACAAAATTACAAATAACGGAACAACTATTAACTTGGTTTAATCCATCGTTGCAATTACAACAGAATGATAATCAATACGATTGGACTGCAATATTTGAAGTATTTTTAACAGATGTACAGTGGAGTAGCAGGAGTATTCCTGTTGGCACGACAGACGATAGAGATGTTGCATCACTGACTTTTGAGGTTCCTATTTGGATTAATCCTCCTGCTAAATTAAAAAGTAAGCAGTGGATCGAACAGATTGTTACTAACATTTATGATGCTGCGGATTTGCCGGATTTGGAGATCGACAAGCGTTTACAGGATCCACTCGGCTGTTTTAATGAATTATCTCAATTAATTATTACACCAGGTGATTATCATTTGGAGGTTGCAGTGGATGATAACGGGGATACGATTGCTAAGTTATTTAACACAGATCTAAATATATTGCCGAATTGGAAAACGTTACTGGAGGAATATGGTGCCGAGCCTGGTCAAACTGATTTGTATATTAAGACAGATAATAATATCGAATCCGAAGAGGGTGACGTTATTGCATCTTTCGAATTAACAGACGATGCAGATATTATCAAATTAACGATAGACGGAGATACGGTACCAGGTACCGATGCTGCTCTAAGTCCGGTGATGAGGAATGTCAATCCGCTGAATCGATATCCTGGAGATGGTACACTGGATGCTGCGGCAGTAGGACAGAGATATTTGATCGTCAGTGATAGCACTGTCGGTGAAGAGCCTGCCATTATGTCAACGGACATTGCCAGCCCGTGGGGAGTATTAACTGCGTACGAAGGCGATATTATTCAATACAATGGTGTCAACTGGACAGTGGAATTTAGTGCTGCAACTGGATCGGAGACGTATATTGTTAATTCTTTCAACATGCAACATTATAAATTTGCAGATGGTGAGTGGATATTTACTTATCTAGGTACGTTCAACCCTGGCTATTGGCGTTTATTCTCTGCAAAATAAGACCGTTTTTTCCTGATTATAACCCCCACTATTCTCACATCTGATAAATATTTGTATGAGCACACCGAAACAGAAGACAGGATCGGGTGCATTGTTTTTATGTCCTAGCACACAACGAGTTATGCTTTCCTTAAGGGCACCACATAAGACTCACAGTATGAACTGGAGCGTGTGGGGTGGAATGCATGAGGGTAGCGAAACTCCTAAAGAATGTTTGATGCGTGAAATGCAGGAAGAGATGGGCAATGTTCCTGTGATAGATAAATTTTATCCATTCGACATATACGAGAGTCGCGATAAGCACTTTAAATATTATACTTTCGTATGTATTGTCGATGAAGAATTTATTCCTGAACTAAACGATGAAAACATTGGGTATGCTTGGATTAAGCTGGGCCTATGGCCAAAGCCTATGCACTCAGGTGCTAGGAAAACATTTTGTAATAATAAGGCGTATGAGAAACTGATGTTAATATACGAACAACATAAAGATGAAAGGGAAGGTAATTAATTTTAATAAAGCACGAATTATAGCGTACATGAGACGCTATGAGAAAACCGGTGTCCTCCATAAAAATCTATATCGTGTTGCTAGTAGTGGATTACCTCCATTTGCAAGGGAATTTAAAAGTTATCCATATGCCGCAGCTGAATTAAAAAATTATAAAATCCGTATCAGAAAAAGCAAATATTTGGATTTCGAAAACGATCTAGAAGTATTAAAAAACAATTTCAAAACCGAATCATCTAAGTTTATGTTTCCGACTGTAATGTCTAATTATCGTCGGGGGATGAATCCTGTCAGGGCATTATACTACGAATTACAAAAAACATTATTTCAATTTGATAAAAACAATCATGTGCATGTTTGGATATTAAGTCTATTCAAAGATATCGATTGGTATAATAGTCTAATAGATGCTCTGGAGGCTGATTGCAGGGCCATAACAAAATTTCAGCTAAAGCATCTCCCAGTGGCTACGGTCAGAAAAGGTCCAGGGCGGGAGATATCTGTTCTAAATAATGTCAAGGAAAATTTAAAACATTTCAAAGAAGTATTCATCTTAATGAAAGAATCGGAAGACAGGTATTTAAAATAAATTTTATCTAAAGCCTGTGTATTCTTCTGCACCTGTTCCGTCTATCGTTAACTCTGCAATACGGGGGTAAGTAATAACTTGTACTGCAACGACAGGATCTGGGGCAGATGTTAGTTGTGCTAAATAATATAATCCAGGAAGGATTCCTGCATCGTCTAAATCTACATAGGCTGCAAGTTTTAAATCTTCTAGCATGTCGTTTATCAGTGGGTCTGTTTCTGCTACTGTTCTCAATGTAATGCGTTCAGTAACAGTGAATCGATTAAGGAATGCACGAACGGTAATAAGGCGCACAGGTGCTGGTGTAGGTGCTAACATCTCCAAGTATGTGAATCGTTTTTTCATGCCTCCTGATAATGTCTCTTCTACAAGGTCGCCATCGACAGGCGCACGTTGTAGATCTAGTGNTTGTTTTGTTGTGCTGTACTAATACTATAATTGTCTATTTTATACTCCAAAAGGTATGTATGTTAAATAGGAAGCGCCGGAATATTCATCTTGTTGTGATGTCGACCAGCCTGAACTACACTGTACTTCTATTTTCATACTTTCTTTAAATTTTAATCCTGATTGTCCACGCTGTAATGCTGTCGGTGGAATTAATACATATATTTCTCTATCGCCTTCTTTCCAACTAGACATTGGATAGCCTGTTTTATCGTCATCGTCGTCGCTATCGGATCCATCGTAATCAGGTGCGTAATATCCTAAGCAGTATCGGCGGTTGGCATCGTTGTCCCTCGATACAAACTCGTATAGTACGTCATCTAATGTAATGTGATAGGTAATGGTGCTGTTACTGCTCTTCGGTGATGGTGAGATCACGTTCGTCAATATGCCCTCGCCCTCTATTTCTATCATAGTCTGAAAGCTGGTGTTATTTTTCACTTTAAATACTATCGAATCCCAATATTCGTGGGTTCCTCCGTTGTCATAGTTAGACCAAAATGTTCCGCTATCCGAGTTGTAACTGGTCATTCTGTTGCCACGTAAGTTCAGATTCCCGTTGTCCACAATCGTCTCTGGAAATTTTAAACACTTTACGTTGGTGGGAGAATTTGGATTCGTGGTATCGTTTGGATTATACGGATCAGGTTCCCCATCTTCGAAATCTGTTATATCAATAGTTTGTGTATTATCTCCATTGCCTAAATATTGCTGTCCCAATAAAGACAGGTCATATGTGGCAATCGGATAATACAGTGGATCATTCGGATTACTTACTAAATCAAGTATCCCAATACATATATTGTCTATGTCTAATTGTGCAAAAAATGCCATCGTTTTATCCTATATTCCAAAAGGCAGATAAGTCATATATGACGCACCGCCTATACTATCTTGCCCTGTGCTGCTCCAGCCTGAGCTACTTCTAATTGTTATTTCTAATGATTGTTCAAATCTAATTCCCGATTTACCTCTGCTCATTGCGGTCGGTGGTATGAGTACATACATCTCTCTGTCACTTTCGTTCCAATTCGACGAAGGATAATGTATTGCATCGTCATCGTCGTCGCTGCTATCGTATTCCGGTGCTAGGTATCCTAAACAAAATCTACTATCGCTATTATTTACTCTCGATTCAAACGTATTTGGTATATCGTCTGCTGTCACTGTTATCGTTATTGTGCTGCCAGCGTCATTTGGTACTGGGCAAATTATATTTGTTAGCACACCGGCACCTTGGAGATCAACAATGGTTTGATCGGACGTGTTATCGTTGAAATAGTGAGTGGTTGCGTCCCAATATTCGTATGATCCGCCATATGCAAAGTACTGCCAAAATTCAGAATCATCGGAATTATATGTTTGCATACGATCACCCTTAATGTTAACGTTGTAAGTTAATACAATCGTTTCGGGGAATAATAAACAACATCCAGACGAATTACTTGTTCCGTCTGTGCCGGGAGTTGTTGTTGGCGGTTGTGTTCCTGCGTCCGGAGAGGAAGTAACGGTATTGTCAATTACATCACCGGGAACTAATCCTATATCAAGTTGCTGGCCGATAAGTGACAGGTCGTCCGTATTGATAGGGTAATAAAAAGGATCATTAAAAACTCCTCCTATGTCTAAAACTGCGACACAAATTCTGTTCGAATCTACTTGAGCATAAAAATTAGACATCGTTTACCTCCCAGTGTACATACACTTGTGAGGTTGCAATTCTACGATATACTGCGACCGTTTGGCTATCGACGAATTCACAATATGCGTGATAATATCCATCGTAATTTTCGCCTATTCCTGTTCCTGTCCAAGATAATTGTGCCGTAGATAAATTAACAGGAGTGATCTTACAATCAATTCTCTCTAATTCCTTATCTTTAAAATATACTGTTCCTTCTTGGAGTGCCATTTATATTACCTTTTGTTTTATATATTTATCATTACTTTTAAAGTATTATTTAACTTTTGATTTTTTATCGTATGTAATGTAACTAAATATTCTAGTTTGTTCTTTTAATAATGTACCAATGATTTTATCATCTTCTTTTATTAAGAAGTCTCTATGATCATAATAACTAAATTCTGCGTTGCCTTTTAAATTAATGTCTTTGTTGCTTTCTGCGTTGTATTCGTGTATTAATGATTTAACAGGATCTTTCTTCGACTCCGTTAAGTTATAATAATTCTTTTTCTTTGCTGTTTTTAGATCTTTTAAGAATGAGAATTTACTTTCATTCACATCTGGATGCGCTAGTGGTGACCACGATGCTGACACAAATTCAGTATCGGCGTTACCTTCGAAACCTACTTTTGCATCTTTGCCATATGTTGATGGTTCGTGGAATACAACAATTGGTTGATGTCTACTAGTTCTGCCAGTGATTGGTTTGCCTTTAACACCACCTAATATGCCACCACCTGCTCGTTGCTTATCTAATCCTGCTGCTCCGCCAAACACAATACCGCCTTCTGGTATGTAAGCTATATTTGCACTAATAATTGCATCGCCATCGAATATTATATCAACATCTGTTCCGGTTTCGTTTGGCGTATACTCAAATGTATTGTCAAAGTTTACATCGGCACTACCATCAAATATTATATTAACATCTGTGCCGGTTGGGTTTGGTATATATTCAAATGTATCATCGAAGTTTATATCGGCGTTGCCGTCGAATATTATATCACCGTTGTTATTGTTAGTTGGATTTACATTCCAGCATACAGAAACTATTGCATCTCCGTCGAATATTATGTTCTCTTCGGTTCCCAGTGGGTTCGGTAAGTAACTTGATCGTACTATCGATGCTCCACTAAATATAATATCAACATCTGTTCCATTTAAATTAGGTGTATAACTAAATATTTCCGATGTTGTAAGAATGGCTTCTACAAGTGTATCGCCTGCAAATTCAATATCTGTTTGTCCAAGTGTTGGATTTGGATTATAATTTTGTGTAAAGCCGGATGTTTGGACACCGTCGAATATTATATTTATATCTGCCGGATCAGGTGTCCAGCCAAAGTTAAAGTTAAGGTCTGACGTGCTTCCGTCGAACAGGATATCGGTTGTTGTACCGTCGGTATTTGGAATATAATTAAATGTAATGCCAGTATCGTCTGTGTTACTATTAAATATTATATCTTCATCTGTTCCTGCTTCGTTTGGAACATATCCTAAATCTACGTTAACATCATCGCCTGCATTACCGTCGAATAGTATATCTGTTGGATTTGATTCTATGTTAATTGTAATTGGAGTATCTGCTACGCCGTCGAATACTATGTTTTCGTTTGTACTTGCTGGGTTGGCAATATAGTTTTGATCAAAACCAGTAACTGTATCGCCGTCGAAGTGTATATAAATATCACCTGGGTGCGGAACATATTCGTTACTAGCAGATACCGACACAATTGCATCACCATTAAATAATATATCTTCATCTGTTCCTGTTGGGTTATTATTAAAGTTAAATGTAATGCTAGTATCGTCTGCGTTACTATTAAATATTATATCTTCATCTGTTCCTGCTTCATTCGGAACATACCCTAAGTTAATTTCTATATCGTTGCCGGAATTGCCGTCGAATATAATATCATTTGTTATAGGGTCAATATTAACAGTGATGTTTGTATCGTTAGTGTTCCCATCGAATATAATATCAGTTGTATTAGATACATATCCAAATTCTATGCCTACATCTTGAGTGGCATCTCCACTAAATATTATATCTTCATCTGTTCCTGCTGTGTTTGGAATATAATTAAAACTTAATTCTATATCGTTTGCAGAATCGCCATTAAATAATATATCTTCATCTGTTCCTGCTGGATTGTTATTAAAATTAAATGTAATACCTGTGTCATCTGTATTGCCATTGAATATTATATTATCAATATTTGCGGATACATAATCGAAACGTATCTCTACGTCATCGCCTGCATTACCGTCGAATATTATATCTTCATCTGTTCCTGCTGGGTTAGCTATATAGTTTTGATCAAATCCAGTAATTGTTGTTCCGTCAAATACTATATTTGTATCGCCAGGATGTGGCTCGTAAATAAACGTGTTAACAAATGTAACTGGTGCTGTTCCATCGAATATAATATCATCGTCGCTGTTTGTTGGATTAGGTATATATCCAAATTCTATGCCTACATCTTGAGTGGCATCTCCACTAAATATTATATCTTCATCTGTTCCTGTTTCGTTTGGAACATATCCTAAATCTACGTTAACATCATCGCCTGCATTACCGTCGAATATTATATTTTCATTAGTACCGGTTGCGTTAGGATTATAGTTAAATGTGATTCCGTTATCGTCGGCATTATATCCATTAAATATTATATCTTCATCTGTTCCTGCTGGATTTGGAATGTAGTTTCTGTCAACTACTGTTATTCCTACACCTTCGAATAGTATGTCAATTTCGGCATCGAATGGATTTGGAATATAACCAATATTAATTTCCGTATCGTCTACATTGCCACCGAAGATGATGTTTTCGTCTGTGCCTGTTGGATTAGAAACATAGCCAATGCTAACTACTACATCATCACCTGCGATACCTTCGAATATTATATCTTCTGTCCCTGTTGTTACAGGATCGTAGTTGTGTGTAACACTAACATCGTTTCCTGCGTTGCCGCTGAAGATAATGTCTTCGTCTGTGCCGGTTGGGTTGGCAATATAGTTTTGATCAAATCCCGATGTGCTTGAGCTACCGTCGAAATCTATATTTACATCATTGGTGTTTGGTATCCACTCGTACGCTTCTGCAATATCAATTATTGCTTGGCCGTCAAATGTAATATCTTCCGTTCTTCCTAAATTTAGCTCAGGTTCGTAGTTTTGGACATTTCCTATTGGCGATGTTCCGTCGAATATTATATCATCGATACTATTTGCTATATTCGGAATATATACAAAATCGCGACCGGTATCGTTTGCTGAATCGCCATTAAATATTATATCGTCTGTGATTGGGTCGACAGTATATGATGTATTAACATCTGCCGTTCCGTCGAATAGTATATCTTCTGTACCTATTATAACAGGATCGTAGTTATATGTAATTCCAGTATCATTTGTTGAATTGCCATTAAATAATATATCATCTGTAATCGGATCAACTATATACGATGCATTAACATCTGCTGTTCCGTCGAATAGTATATCTTCGGTGGTGTTGGCTGGATTAACATCATAATTAAATGTAACTCCAGTATCGTTTGCATCTCCATTAAATAATATATCGTCTGTGATTGGATCAACAGTGTATGATATATTAACATCTGCTGTTCCGCCGAATATTATATCATCTGTAATTGTATCGACATTAAATGTAATACCCGTATCGTCGGTATTGCCGTCAAATACTATATTTGTATCGCCTGGGTGTGGCTCGTATACAAATGTGTTAACAAATGTAACTACTGCCGATCCATCGAATATAATATCGTTTGTGGCTGCGTTATAACTAAGTGTAATACCTGTGTCATCGACGTTGCCATCGAATATAATGTTTTCAGTGCCTGTTGTATCAGGTATATGGCCAAGGTCGATGCCTGTGTCGTTTGATGCATTGCCATCGAATATAATGTCATTTGTTGCTGGGTCGTAAGTAAACGATTTAGCATTAGTAGTGTCTGCCGTTCCATCAAATATAACATCAGTCGAATCAGTAGCGACATCTACAATTACAGAACCCGATACTATACAAGACTGTTGGCCATTGTTCTTACGTATATAATCAGATCCGCGGCCACCTATAACACCTACACCGTCTTGATAAATTTCGCCTTGTATTTGAAATCTTTGATTATTAGTTGTGTCGAGTGTTGCGAATTTTTCCGAATACATTATTAAGTATTTGCCGGGTCTTAATCTAAATTTGCCATCTATATAGGTGCCGACCGAACCTTGCTCTGTTACTACCGTATCCCACGCTGGGTCAAATACTCCATTTGTACCTAAGGAATCTGTTAAGCCATTATTGCTCAGGATTAAAAAGTCACCTACGTTACTATCTGTTGTGGGTAGTGCTGGGAAACTATATGGTCCGAAGACTGATTCTAGTGACAATAATGCTAATTGTGCTGCATCGTTAGTTACTGCACCGGTTTGTCCTGATCCTTGAGCTGTTTCTACCTGTATAACGCCGTTTGCATTTACCGAAGGAAGAATACCTATAACACTATTTGCAAGGGCAGTGCCGCCGCTGTTACGTTCATAAACACCGCCGGCCATATAATCAACTGTTGTTCCATCGAGTACGAAACGTACCTCCGGATATGCTCGTGGAGTAGTTTGTGTACTTCTCGACATAGTAGCAAAAGATAAAACGTGATCTTGCTGATCCACTATAATATTATCTGTGCCTGCTGATGCTGTAAACGAAGCTGTATCTATATAGGGCAATGTATCGTAAGTAAATATACCATTTGTATTAAAATCGCCAGTAGTGGCTTCCATTATTACTTCGTTGCCGCTTGAAGGTATTTGCCATATTTGCAAAATTGTAGTAATTGCGTCAATTGTTGAATCGATGCCATCGGTTTTTACATGTCTAACGACAACAGAATCGCCTGCGTTAATATCGATTATGCCTGTCCATGATAATGCACTATCACTTGTGCCTTCTCTGCCTCGCATGTATGCGTAAGAACGTGTTCCGTCTATTGGCGTTCCGTTTGCTGCGATAAATGCTGTTGCATCTGTTCTATCGTTAGTCGATGGGAAGTGTAGGTCCATCTCGTAGTGAACTAAATATCTCCCAGTATTTGCTAGGGTTACTGCATTACCTGTGCGAGTTATACCTACATCTTGTTCGAGGTTTTCGTCAAGCACCATATCGGATTCTGTTATAGTGATTACACCGGGTTGTGTGCTTGTATATCGACCGTAATTATTTGTCGGGTCTAATTTTAATATGTGGACGCCACCGTTGTTGGGTACACGATCGGCTGTTCCGGTGGTTGATGTATCTGATCTAGAAAATCTTACAAAGAAATCTGTTGTTGGTTCGCTGACGTTATACGTTATTCCTGCATCGTCTGTGTCGCCTGCAAGTGTTATATCTTCTGTGCCAACTATTTCTGGATTATAATTTTGTGTAAAGCCTGTTACTGCTTCGCCAGCGAACGATATATGCCCCGTTACCAGGCAGTTGAAAACAGTCGGCATCGCCACCGAATATTATATCAGCTTGTTCGCTTGTTTGATTGAGTCTTAACGGGAGTAGTAAAGGCATTGCCTACACTCCTTATGGTGTTGCGACTAATTCGCCGTACCAGGAAGTAGATCCTTCACCACCGTTTTGGTCCATAAAAGCAGTCACTTTTACTATAGCTAGTTCGGGGATTCTTGTGTTTAAATCTAGTGTTCCGGATGTAGTTATTTTAATCCAACTGAGGCTTTTGATATAAAAACACGTGGTATTATCACACCATTTTGACTTGTTGATCTTATTCTATACGAACTACGAGTATTACTTATTTG